CCATACGCCACTATCCAACCTAACTTAATTCCAAAAAATGTAGTATCAAAAAATTTACTACCAAACCACAACATACCTTTATTAAATGGTTTTATAAACCAATTCATTAATTCCATTTTTATCCCTTTAATTAATTTCTATAACTTACGAAAAATAATCCAATTTGTCAAGCACTTTCTTCTTAAATTTCTGTATCCCATCAGAAAGATTCTTTTCCCAGTCCTCGTGAGCCTGTTCATCAGCCCCATCAGTAATATATTTGAATGATATAAAAGGTACATCATAATGATAACATACTTTGGCTAATGCATATGCTTCCATATCTACAACTTCACCATAATAGTTTGTTCTATCTTCCACGAATGAATCACCACTACCACAACTTGCCTTTCTACCAATAGGATTAAATTCCACATGGTCGAAGTCTAATATGATTGGTACAGCAGGTTCGAATGGTGTTTGCCCTTTCATAAATCCAAGACCCGTAACATCCATATCTCTCTGAACAAATTTAGTACAATCAACTAATGTTTTCTTTTTAATCTTTCGTGAACCAGCAGTTCCGTAATTGATTATAAGTTTTGGTGTTGATGTTGATAACCTACTTAAATATTTAGTTAACTCATATGTAGCATTAACTTTACCGACTCCTGTATATAATACATTCCATACAGGATCATCAGAAAACGGCTCCCAATCATTTAATTGTTCTTGTGTTTCTATTTCAAGAGCACAGACAATTAATACATCTTTTTTATTCATACTGGACAAGACTTTTTACTTCTAAATTAAAATCTTCTACTCTTGGAACATATTTTAAATCTATTAACACCAAATTATCTATAACATCATATCCGGCTATTTTCGCCAAATAATTAGAGGCCTTTAATGTTCCACCAGTTGCTAACACATCATCTACTATAACTGCTGTTCCACTACCAAAATGCATACTCAATTCATCACTACTATATTCCGTTTGATATGAATAATTAGCAGTAGGTTTTGGTAACTTACCGGCCTTTCTACACATTACAATCCCACCACCATACATCATTGAAAGTGCTGATGCAAATATAAATCCACGAGCATCTATTCCAATCCAATAATCTGGATTCTTAACTAACCTACCCATGTCGGCAATTGCAGACCTAAATATTTCTCGATGAGCAAGTAACGGCGATATGTCTTTAAAGTTTATACCATCTATTGGAAAGTCAGGTACTTCTATAATACAATCCTTATACCCACTCATTGACTTCACTCCATATTTTAGTAGTCTTTGGATATACATCAAACATTAATTCTTTCAACACTTTGGCATATTGTTGTATTTCCCATTGTGATGTTGTTTCATCTCGTAACTCTATGAAGTTTACTATAGCTTGAAATGATGCCGTCCAGTATACTTCGGTGTATTGAGATAGTGGTAAGATACAACGTGCTTGTTCTTTAGCAACTCCCCTTCGTAACAAACCATCATAAAATATTTTGGCGTGGTCGATTGAATCATTCCAAGTCCTCAAACATTCTTCTTGTAGTTCAACCTCACCTTCACTTGCTTGTTTGTTATCATCTGATTGTGCTCTGAATACTTCAGGTATGTAATAATCTTCAACTGGAACATAACGTCCTGATATCTCATTCCAAGCATGGTCTTTGGTAGAGCTACTTGATGTTGTCTCTATTCCAACTACATGCTTATATGCTTGTCTCATTACAAACTCAGGTGCCTTGATATGAAACTGAACTTGTAGATGTCTAAATGGACTAAAATGTTTATATTTAGCAAGATAACGGACAAGTCTTTCATCTGACTTATCAAACTTCTCCTTTCTCTTACCGAATGATACTCTGGCTGAATTGACAACTGTTAAATCATTTCCTAATGAATCTACAACCTCAATAAAACCTTTGTCTAAAACCTTAGTTTTCACTATTTTCTTTTCTCCTTCTCCACACCTCTTTCATAGCTATGGATGATTTTTCTGATATTTTTCTCTTGGTTTCTTCCGTGTGTTTATGTCCCCAAGATTTTCTAACATCTTTACCTTTATTCTTTTCCCAATATTTTTTAACAGATTGTCTAATCTTTTCTTTATGTTCTTCGGTAATCTTTTTACCTTTATGAGCCATACTATAGTTTTTTCTAATCTGTTCTTTATTTGGATTATTAGTGAATAAATCTCCACCTGTTCCACCAACATCAATATTATATTCAGGTTTTAACTTTGCTATCCAATAAATCTCTTTCTTATCAATATCTTTTTTGTTATCGGCGACATCTATTTCTTCTGTTATAAAACTATCTCTTCCATATTTAACAATTGCTTGTTTTAATATCTTACCACTACCAAGATAGTTCCTATTATTTTTTTTATGTTGCCCTATATACATTTTGTTATTGATTTTGTTTGTTGTTTTATATATGATATACATTTATGTTCTCCAATTACCATTGACCTATCATATATAAGTATTACCATTGACCTAAAAACAATCAAGATTTTTTCACTTACCCTGACCGCGGTATTTTTTCTTAAATCGCTTAGAGCCCACTCTAGTACTATACTTTGTGGCACGACCTAACCCCTGTCTTGTTTTTTTTCTAGTTTTGTCTCTATTTAAATCGTCAAAACCACCTTTAGCTTTTGCCATTATAACCTCTTAGTTAATTTACGGTAGTATTTTTGCTATCTTTTCTGCTAACCAATCTAATATTTCTATTTGATGTACGACATATAAACAGAAAAATACTGGCCAACTACCTTTAATAAAATCTATAATAAAATCCATATTATTATTTTCCTTCTTCAAAAGCTTCTTCGGCGGGTTTATCTACCTTATCTTCTTTCTTACCTGCCTTTTCAGCTTCTATTTCTTTCTTAGCTTCTGCCTTGAAATCTTTTTTCTTACCACCATGATAATCATAAGCGTGTCCTTCATTAATTAGAATATCATTAATACTTACCAAACCATCAGCTGACTTATCAACATTTTCTGATATCTCGTGTCCTACTGCATCTGGTGATACAAAAATCTCACCTAATACTCTTCCGAACTTTCCCGTTCCGAAACTTTTAATTTTAAAAGTTCCTGCCTCTAACAACTCTTTATTACGAGCTTTAGCTGCAAGTCCTTTAACTTTTTCTTCTTTATCACGGGTTCTACTTTCCCAAGTATCAATACCCATGTAACGAATTCTCTTCTTTATTTTGAGATCGAAACCAAGATCAATATAGCAATCGATCGTATCTCCATCTAAAACTCTAACTAATGTGCCGTTGTATTCAAACGACGCAGGTTTTTTTGCCATTACTTATCTCCAATGTTTTTTATCTTGTTTCAACTTACTGGAATATCGTAATAACCTACCACAATTTTCACAAGATACCGGTGTTACTGCACTTACGCCAGAATACACCCGTAGGTGTTCTTCTATACGATCTTCTATCAATTTCCAATCTTCTTTGTCATTGACATTCAAAACTTTGTGATCAGCTGATTGTCCGCAACAAGATGTCAATTCTTTTTCATCTTTCTTTTTAGGTTTATCTTTGTATTTAAAGTAATTCCTATTCAATGGTTTGTTTTTCAATTCTTACTCAACTTTGCCTTCTTCAAAGCCAGCTTTTTCTTCTTATGTCTAGCAATAAGTATCTGCTCCTTTGTTCTTCGTTTAGTTTTCTTTTTAGGTTGAACCTTAGTGATTGGTAAAGTACCAAACAACTTTGGTTGTTCCTTACCTTTATGAAACACATTACCATCCTTATCTACGAACTCATTCATAAAGTGCCATCCAGCTGGACGACCTGTTGATTTTCTTGTTGGTTTATCTTCATGTAATTCAGGAAACATAGCCATCACATTCCTATTGACTTCAGTTGAACATTTCACTCCAATGGCATCATCACCAACTGAAATGTATTCTCCACATTGACACATCATATAACGAACTCCTTTTTCATTGTATTCTGGTTGTTTTTGTTTTTTCTTCATGACACTAATATACTTTATAATAACTATATAAGTCAAGCATTAAATGTCATAAAATTCTACATCTATTATTTTCATACAAATATAAAACTCATCATTATTTCTTAGGATAGTATCCGCTAATACCCATTGACTTTTCAACTCTTCAGTTGTAAATCTGGTATTAACCGATACTTTCCCAAGAACAATATAACCGTCATCATTTATATTGATGAGTTTGTTATTCATTCAATATTATCCAATCTTAACCGAATGTTTTTTAGGAACAACTGGTTCCTTTTTGGGTATTGATATTGACAGCATGCCATCTTTAAAACTAGCACTAACACCATCTCCATCTAAATGTTCTCCCAAATTAAAGGACCTCTTAAATGAAGAATGTTTTAATTCTCTGGTTATACATTTAGCACCATCATCTTCAAAACCATGTTTATCCCCTGATATAGTTAACACGTCCTCTTCAACTTCTACCGATACATTCTTCTTATCCAGTCCTGGTATTTCAGCTACGATACCCAGTTTATCATCGTATTCGTATACATTCACCTTTGGGTAAGAACCCTTATTGAAAGATACACCAACCTCTTCTTGAAAATTGGGGAATTGCTTACTCATCAATTCGTCAAATATTCGGTCAAAGGGTGTTAAAAATTCATCTCGGTTGAAATGTTGTGGGTTTACTAATATTCTAGTCATTGTTTTCTCCTGTATTGTTTGTTATTCATTTGAACTAACGGTATCCCACTTGGTGGCGATACTCTACATATAATAGTACAATAATTATACCATTAATTATAATATGACAAAATAACAGATATTATTCTTTGTCTATGTCTAAATAACCATCATCTTTCCACCACTCATGTTGGTGATATGATCCATTTAAACGTATTGAATTTCTCAGGGTCTGGTCGTATACTTTCTCACTCATTACTTTCCATAACTTATCAAATTCTTTTTCTTCTATTTGTTTCCTTCTTATAAAATAAGTTTTCGCTCCACTCACCCCGACATCACTACCCAAATCTACCCTATCTATAATATTATCTTCCGTATCAACTAGCACATATTTCATTATTATCTCCCATTAATTATTGTTATTTTAAGTGAATCCAGATGATGTACTCCACAATCGTCTGTATACCCACAATATACAGTTATAGTATGTCCTATGAATTCTTCCCAAGTGGCAAACATCACGTTAGCATCACCATCTTCGTCTGTCATGCTTGCTGGGTTGACTAAACTAACCCAATCGGTATTTATTAAATATTGATAATCCGTGTCCCATTGTAGATGTTGTGACCAACCACATTCTGTAGTGGCATGTAGCATGATGTAGGTTTGAGCCAAATCTTCATTATATTCTAAAAGATAATTACCAGTTGATGCCGTGTCTAAGGAAGAATAGATTTCCAATCCACACCCCCCACAACCTGGCTCTCTTGTATCTTCACATCCAATTAAAAACAAAAATACAAAAACCAATAACCTTTTCATTTACTATTCCTTTTCTTTTTTTATTTCAGGATCCGTATCTTTCATCATCATGATTTTTAATTTAGTTTCCTCTAACCAAGCTATCCACTCATCAATTAATTTAATAATCTTATTTTTATCAACTTCATGATGTTCATTGTCAAGAATCTTATCAACCCATTTTTTTATCATAGCCAAATAGCCAGATAACCAAGTTGCTATCTCTGCTCTCTCGTTTGACCAAATCGAACTTCTATTCATTTTATTTTCCTTCATAATTAGTATATTACAAATAAATTTACTTAAAGTCAAGTAAAATATTTTATTTTTTGTAAATAAAAGTAAACTTTAATTGATAAGATGTGGAACTACTCCAATCAGTTGTGATTGAAGTGTGTGTCTGTAACTCTGAATTTCTAATGATGTAATTCATAAAAATATTTCCTTACTGTAATAAATATTAAAAAATATATTCTAAACCTATCTTGCCTTTATAAAATTCTTTACCTTGAAGTTTGGATATCTCACCTAAATTATACAAGGTAATCTTATCTGTAAGTTTCCAGCTTATTTTAAATTTATTTTCATATTCAAAATTACTTGAATTAACATTACTATTTTCATCCGGTGGTAGATAACCATCAAACGAAACTTCTACATCTATTGGATGTATCCACTTATAAGATTTCTTTTTGTTCACACCAAAAGAAATGAATGTCTCGAAATTTTTACTGAATACATTATCATCATCATTTCGGCTAGTAAATCCATACGATAAATCTTTCCAAGTTTTACGCCAATCAATTTTAGCATATTTAATAGATTTACTTTCCTTGTTCATATACTCTGGTTTAAAATACACATCAGCCGCATCTATCTTTAACCAGACCAAATCATCAATGTACTTTTCACCAAGTTCTCGTTCCCATTGACGATTGACATAAAATGATTTATGCTCTACTCCTATACTGACCTCATAATCATCTGGATTTGGTTGTACATTTGGTGTTCTTACGGCGTATGAGCCAAATAACATAACTCCTGCTAATAGACTATCTAAAACCATTATTTCTTTCTCCGAGCGACTTTTCTTTTTGTTGTTTTTCGTTTACTCACTTTTACTCTACGATCATCTCCAGAGCGTTTATCATGTCCTATCCATTCCATAAGAGTTTCTATTGCTTTTGTGAAATTACTCATTTTACTTTCCTCATGTTGTTTTTTGGTTTACTGCCACTAATTTGTGGTTTAAATATCTGGTCCCACCTCTTTGACCATTCAATAGGTGATATTGATTGTCTTGGCTTATCACCCTTACCGGCATCTGAATATTTAGGTGTTTCTTTCTTCATCAACTTGTTTTTTTATATTAATTTTTTGTTGTTGTCTAGTTTTCTTTCTCTTATCCATCTGTACTTTAGTAGTTGGAATTGGAAAGTCACTCATAGTCAAAGTTCTATTTAATTTTCTTTTTTTTCTTTTCTTCACAACAACTCACCATTTAATTGGTGATTCATAATCATAATAAGTGTGGTTTTGCTTCGAGTGTACCTGCTTGGGTGACTCTGACGAATTCACATTTTGATTGAAAATCCAATATATCACCCGCGCCAACATATGAACAAGATGAGCGAATACCATCACTAATATCAGATATAATCCGCTTGACCTTACCCTTGTATGGGATGATTTTAGAGTTTCCTTCCACGTTTTTAGATTCTCCTCGGTCTGTCTTGCTATCAAGAGAAGCACTTCCTCTATATTTCTTGTATAGCTTTTCATTGGGCCATTCTCCTATTTTTTCAATATTCCCTGGACTTTCTTTAGTCCCCGATAACAAACTACCCAACATAATCGTGTCAGCCCCACAAGCCAATCCTTTACAAACATCACCGATATTGCGAATGCCACCATCAGCATTGACAGGGACACCAAAAATATCAGCAGTGGAACATATATCCAAAAGAGCACTAACCTGTGGAATCCCGATACCCGTTCTGATTCTCGTTTCACATAGTGAACCATTTCCGATTCCAGCTCGGATACCATCAACTCCCCATTCGCATAAATCTCTCGCTGCTTCTGCCGTGGCAATCGAACCCCCGATGATTTCAACATTTTCTCCAAATTCATTTTTTAACTCCTCTATGGCATTTTTAACTAAAACGTGATGTCCATGTGCCACATCTATAAGTAATACATTACATCCGTTTTTTACTAATTCTTGTGCTCTCTCAAAGTAATCACCCGTAACTCCTATCGCGGCACACAGTGGTCGTTTAGACCAAATCTTTTCATCACGAATGGAATTATCTGCAAACCAAAATCTTTCTTTTAAATCATCCCAATCCGATTTTGTTGGTGGGCTATTCCAATGTTTTACACTATCCCACCATTCTTGCCATTCAGTTTCTAATGTTCTTTCTGTATCATCTGTAATTCCTGGTATTGGTTTAAAATAACTATCCCAAATTCTCCAAACTGATTTCATCATCTGGGATTGTTTTTCAATAGACATAAATCTATGTATAACACCAACTCCACCCCACTCTAACATTTCCTTTGCCATATCTACTTCAGTTACGGTGTCCATTGGTGATGCAACTATTGGAATAGTCAATTCTGTATTCTTTGTAAATCGTGTATTAAGATTTACATCTTCGCGAGATTTTAATTCTGAATATTTTGGAATAATATTTACATCATCGTATGTTAAATTAATCTTCAATCAAACCACTCCATTTTTTTAATTTCTTTTTCTTCTCCAATACTCTCTCATCAACATCTGTCCAACTAATCAAATCATATTCGTGTAACAATTCTATCATACACATAACATCACCAACTTCTTCAGTTAGTTTTTCGTTATTGTGGTAATCATCACACCGAATTGCTTTACTGCATTGTTGAATCAACTCACCACACTCTTCCATAGTGATTGTTAATAGTTCTTGTAATTTGTCATCCATTATTATACATCTTAAACATTTTGTTTAATTCAACCATATGAAATGGTTTAATAAAATTTGGTTTATGAAATTCAAATAACTCTTTTAATTTATTATACCTATCTACGTCATCACCATACTTCCTACCTTTAGGAGAATCAATAGATAGCAGATGATTCTTCCTTGCCCAATTATCCATAGCCATTTTAAGAACCCTAAACTTATTAGGAACACTATTGTCGGTTTCCACCATAACTCCACCGATATTATATTTTCGTTTTTCCACTATTTCCAAGTAGCTCCAGTGTACGGTATTCTTATTAGGTAGTAAGGTTTACCATCTATAGTAAACACATCATTATATGTGAGTGGGCTAGTTAGTTCATAAATTATCCTATCCAATATTATTTCCTTGGTCTCACTTGCATGAAAGCTTATTATACCATCATCAGTAATTGGATTTATTATTTCTATTTCCACATCACACCCATCATAAGCTGGGATGATCCTATAAGGAATTATTTCTATTATAGCTTGACTGCGGACGGTACATAATATAAATGCAGCTAAAACTAATAGTATATGAATAACGCTTAATAATCTTCTCATAATTCATTATCCTTTATGACTTTTACATAACCCGGTAATGATTTCAACTCTGCTTCTATTTCTTCAATTTCTTGGCTCTCCTGTTTTAACTCACAGCCCAAGTGGTTAGTGCCACTACCCAAATAATCATAATCTACTTCAAAAGTATTTTCACCGCATATTTCACATACCCATGATTCTTTTGCTCGTTGACCATTAATAGTTAGTTCATCAAACTCAATCCACCTACCTCTATCTTTAAGTGTAGCGGATATAAGTCCTGCAATAGTTTCTCTTGCTGCGTCAGATCCTAAATTCACCTGAGTGGTGGACATATCATCTAATACATCCTTTATTATTTGTTTCATACGAGTCTCCTATTTAAGTTGTAAATCTTGTGAAGGGCTTGTATAACAAATAATATAATACGGTTAATCATTTAACAAACTCCAACCCATCACTATAAAGTGAAAATATAAATATCCAGCTAAAATATAGAATACCATTTTAAAGTATCCATTTCGGATATCAGCGTCAGTTACCATTTTGGGGGTATACAATCCTCTGGATACCTTTCTATTACCAAACATATCTCTAGCCATGCATTAACCACATTGCCAATTTATAAACACCGTACCAAGACAAAAAGCAAAATGCCGGAATGCATATAAGCCAAACAAATGCTCTTAATATCATATCTTTTCTTCTTTTGTCCCACGGTCCTGGTCTCTTTTTACTTAAATCAAGTGGTTCGTTCATTTTCATCCTTTATTACATCTTCATTCCCCAAGTTAAAACAAACGAAATTGTCATCCATCCATACTTCATAACCCATTCTTACGAGTGCCGAAATCAAGTCATTAACATCTTGTCTATCACAATCACCGAGATCATTAAATGTGGTTAGTTTTATTGTTTTCATTTCATTTTCCCAAATTCATTTTCTTCTTTCCAGAACAACATAAATAACATTTGTAATTCACCTTCGGTATACCAAGTTTTATATTCTTCATTAAATAACTGAACTCCTGTAAAGTTCTTTGCCGAAATTAATGATGGGTCATAAGTACCACCAAACTCATATACATAATAATGAAACGACTCATCACCACTTTCTTCTGCCGAAACATCTACTCTTTCAAATTTACAATCAATAAATGACTGTTCTGTGATTGGTGTTTCGTTTATGTGGGGTATTATATCTTCTATTGCTACAGTATTTATTTTACCTTTTTCTACAGATATATCAATACCTTCACAATCTATCGGATATTCACCAGTTAATTTTATTGTTTTATCAATCATCTTCTTTATTTCTTATTCGTTCTAATCTTTCTTTGTTTGTTAATTTTTTAGTTTTATCCCAATATTGATGAAGGTTGCTGTTTACTTTACCAACCATCAAACCCTGACCAGTAGAATTTTTTTCTATCCATTTCCTACCTTTTCCTTTTCTACTACCTACTCCAAACCAATAGTTTATACTATTATATATTTTAGATATTTTCAAGTTATCGGGCTTCCTATATAAATTTCCCATTTACCACTATCTATAAGTGGTTTTGCTTTTTTATATTTAATTTCTTTGTAGGTATCACCATCTGTGATACCAACGATTTCATTTCTTCCAAATCCTTTTTTAACTCTAATTGGTTTTGGTTTATTTTCTCTATCGTGAATTGTTTTTCCCATCAAATGGTCTATCTCATGTTGAACACAGACTGCTTCAAGTAATCTTTCATCAGCATCTTCTGATTTACTTTGTTCCTTTTCCCAACTGCCTTTACTATCGGTAGGTGATTGTGCTCCACTAAAGTACAAACCACTTTCTAATTGTGCGGTTTTTACTATAACATTTTTATATCGTTTAGTGTGAATTCCCTTATTTGGATAACTAAGACATCCTTCGTAGTAATCAATCTCATCCCATTGTTCTTCAATTTTGGGATTGATTAAAATAATCGGCTCCCGAACATTAAGTACAGCAACAGCAGCATCGATCCCAACTTGATTAGCCGCCAACCCAATACCATCCTTCCTTTCATTGAGTATGTTGAATAATTCCGTAGCGATTTCCATTCCTTCTTCAACTGAAACCTCTCTTGGTTTTTTGTTTATTACTGGGTTGTTTTCTCTATAACAATTTATAACCTTTTTCATATATTTAATATACGAAGAAAAAGGTTAAGAGTCAAGCAATTTCTTTTAATATATGTGATGGAACAACAAATATTTGTCCCATGTTGTTTTGAACACGAGTGTATCCATTATGTACGTCCTCTATTGTGACTTTTTCACCCGCGTGTAGTGTGCCATTTTCATTATGAAAATCTTTGATTAACATTACTTTTTGTTTTTTCATTTGTAAAATATTCCAGCTGATGGCATTTGTCCATTGTATGATAAATAACAATTTGGACACAATAACCTTATATTATCTAATTGAGTATTTTCATCATCCCCATCTATAAAATCAAGTAAAAGAGCAACACTTTCTCTACCCATGACTATTTCGTTATAACCACAGGAACTACAAGCCTCTTCTACCCACCCATCACTTATGAGTCGTTTCTTTAAATACCTTCTTGTTAATTTATTCTTTCTGTCTCGTGCTAAAAGTACATCCAAGGGTTGTCGGTATTTACCATAACCCTTCTTGATCCCTATACCCCGTTGATTTAAATGACCTTCAAATAACCCATACATCTTAGCATACTTACGATAAGTTAGGTAATTAATACTTAACCAACGAGATGCCTCAGCATTGGATTTAGTAACTGCCTGAGCGTCTTCAATCATCTTTTTAGTGATGACTCTTCTGCGGCCGTGGATTTTTATAGGCTTTTCAAAATTACGACTTGACATATACTTTTAACTTAGCATCAAATTGTTTAGTTTGATTTTCAATTATATCGTGACAATTATATTCATCTACCTTACGATAAACTTTATCCGCACTTAATGGTTTTAATCTAAAGACTTCACCCCTAACTACATCACCATATATATGTTCATCAAAATCACTACCTACACCAGGTGGATCATATCTATCTTTTGCGTGATCGTTTGCCATTATTCTTCACCTATTACTTCTGATTCTTGAATAAGTCTTATCTTTTCTGAAATATAACTAAAATTTTCAGTTACCTTTTCAGACGGGTTTGATGGTTTATAAGTAGTCTTAACTGCTGTAACTCTATCATACAGTATGACATTAAGTTTTTCATAAGCATCATCGATTGCTGACCGAATCTTTTGTAATTCAGTCAATACATCACTTGTTATTTTCATTTTGTTCTCCGAACTCTAGTATTAGTTGTTTAGTATCCTTTTCTTTTAATTCATCAGGTATTCCATCAAACTCATCAACATACCTTGCCAAAAAATCCGACGTATCCATTTTTAATTTACACAATTCATCAAATGCAAGTTTTCTTAAAAAAAACTTTTCATCTTTCGATACAATTGTTGTCATTAAATTATTAATATATAAACCTAATTTGTCCATCATATAACTCCTATTACACTTATAAATATTACTTATTCTTACAAAAAATCAAATCTTTTTCATATGTTTTCAATGATTTGATGTTTAATTTAAAAATACCCAATTCCATTTCTCCAACATCTCCACTTTCTTGAAGTATTTCAGAAAGGTTAACTATGATTTGAAAATTGTCCTGATTGAGCTCGTTGCAATCAAACTTAACAATCACATTGTTCTTTGGTTTTATACGGTCAGAATGTATTTTCTTACTTAAATCAAATTGAGTATCTTTTTGTTCTTCTTCAATATACTTGTTTACGCCATAACCTTTATGACCAACCCAATCACCATAAATATCACTACACCACGGCTCTAATTCTTTCAACATCTCAGTACTGCAATTCTCTACGACAAATCCTATATCATATTTTGGTGGGATTATAGGTTTCAAATATTCATCATGTTTTACCATATGCCCCCATTTACGAATGAAGTTACGAGTACTCCTTAGATTTTGTGCTAACCACTCACTACTTTCTCTGTTTTTCATAAAGACTTGACCTGCTGGATTTCTCATAGCACCATCTTTGAATCTTGAACCTCTACAAGTCATATGATATACTAACCCCTTCCAAGTTTGTATTAATTCATATCCAGCCAATACAAAACGATTGAATATATCAGAGTCCTCTTTGGATTGTGGAGCATATAAAGGATCATGTCCACCAATACTTACAAAGTCATCTTTGTATATAGCCCAAGGCGCGAATATTCCTTTTGATGTTTCTTGTTTTAATGCTAGTGGTCCATACAATATACCATCTCTTCCAGTCTGTATATTGTCAGCAAATTCCAATAATTTTTGTTCCTTGAACTCCTCTGGTTCAATACCAAAATCCTCTAATATCTTTTCAGGTCCGTCTGGATGTAATGGTGGTTCTATTCGAGTAGCAGACACTACCTTACCTCGTTCTAAATGTTTAAGTATCTCTGTATCTAAATTAGGGCAGGCGTACATATCACTATGCCAAATCATAACTATATCATTAGTTGCCACCTTATTAATAAGCCGATCATAAAGTAATGTGTGCCCCATTCTTTTTGGTTCATCTTTATTCTCTCCGAACCAACTTCCATCATTTACTATATACTTAAAGTTTGCATCTTTTTTAGATATTTCTTCACACCATTCCACCGTTCCATCCGTAGAATAATCGGATGCCACACAAATCTCATGTCTGTATCCTAAGTTCTTTCTGATACTATTGTAAGACCACTTTAAGTAGCGTAAATTATTACGCGAGGGTTGAATAAAACTTATTACTTTATCACTCATCGGTTACTGCCCTTCCCTTTAGTTGTTTCCAATCTTCTTCTGGTCTAACTTGTAAATTCTTCTCCCAAGCACCTTTCAGTACAGTTGGATTTAATCCAAATGTTTCAGCAAAGTCAATCATCGCCTGTATGTCTTTTGGAAAACAACTTCCACCAAATCCATACTTACCATCATGTCCAGGTACATTTAAGTGTGAGTGTCCTATTCTACCATCAGCTACAAAACCAGCTACGGCATCATCCCAATTTACATTTGACTTTTCGGCTATTTGATACATTTCATTCATAAATGATACCTTAGTAGCAAAAAAACAATTACTCATATACTTAATCATCTCCGCAGTTTCGTAATTGGTTTCCAATACTGCAACACAATCACCAAACCTATCTCTAATCAAATCAGTAAATCTTTCAGCACACATCATATTGAGTGATTTTTCACTACTACCAACTATAAAACGACTTTGATTAATAAAATCAAACTTAGCTGACCTTTCAGTTAGAAATTCTGGATTAAATAATAAATTTAACTGATTATACTTATACTGGAGTTCTCGTGTCGTACCGGGTATTACAGTAGACCTAATCAATATAGTATTATCTATTTCTAACACTTCGTTTATATCATTTAAAGCTTTATCTAAAATATCAATATTAATTGAACCATCTTTATTGGCCGGAGTTGGTACTGATAAAAATATAAAATCAGATTCATTAACTGTTTCTTCTAATGTATGAGTTGATTTGTTTGGATTTGCATCATATACTCGTACTTCCGCATCAACGCCAACGTTTGGTGAAAATCCATACCGAACTGCAGAACCTACAAATCCGTTACCAACTATTCCTATTTTTTGTTTTATTTTCATTAAAAAATATCCTTCATTTTATTTAATATTTTTGTATAATCATTATTGTCCCCATTATCCAAGACAACATGAACTTTAGCATTAGACAATTTATTGACATAAGAGTTTTCTTTCGTCAAATAACCATCTCTTAATTCTTTTCCATGTGGTACATAAAATAACACTTTTTTATCAAAATAGCAAGTTAAAATTCCACCACCACCATTAGTTGTTATGAACCCCTCAGCATTAGAAAAACATCTTAGTTGAAACTCGTTATAGTTATCATACTCCATATCATTTATGTTAAATACATTATCATAGTAATGACATAACCCATAGTCACTCATTGTGCCTTGGTCGGTCAATTCAGAAAATTGATATCCACCTTGTAAGGTAGCAATTTCGTTTTGGTCTGGTGCAAATTCTGTGTTATCTGGTCTTTTGTAAATTACATTGTAACCTTTCTCTTGAAAGTAATAAAACATCTCACTTAAAGTCTGTAAATCAAAATACCTTCTTGACTCTGTAATATCGTTTCCAAATTCTATATTGTAATTATTATTTATAACAACGTAAGGTTTTAAATTATCAAATGTATTGTCGTTGTAATAATTCTTATACGATGGTGGTATCCATTCAGAATAATCTAAAACTCCATTCGCTTGTATTTGTTCTTCCTTAGACATTTCTTCATATAGTTTACCAAACACAGCTTTAGTATTATGATGTACCCAATTGTTTGGAACATCGATAAGACCATTAGTATTAATATCAAATGTTCTATACTCAAATTTCTCTTCGACATTATCACAAAAATAATAAAATGGTTTCATACCCCTACTCGTGATAACACCATCTAATTGATTGTTTTCATGTAACCAATTGACATAAGGTATAACACATATTAACTCGGAAGCAAATTCACAATTAACTTTTATTGTCTTTTTGCTCATCTATGTAACCTTTAAATTGTTCATCTAACTTATTCTTAGCAACAGCTCTATTTTCATTAGCTTTTCTAATCAACTTATGATTCCTTGTAAAATGTTCTAATGATGGATTGTCTGATGTGGCTTCTTTTAGATTAGCCCTATCACCTTCACCAGTAGTAATATCATTATGAATTAACTCTTCAAGTGTTTCAACTATATCTTCTGGCTTGTAAGTTCTCTTCTCTGATATATAATCATATTCTCCACCATGATAAACATCATCAAATAAAACAAATAATCTATCTTTTATTTTTGATATAACTTTCTCCTGATGTTCTATATTTTCAACTATTCCATCTTTCTTAAAAAAATGTAATTTTATATTCTCGGAAATTAACCTATCTAACAATGCTGAAAGAGTATCTATGTTTGTTATGTAACTCATCTCACCTCTCTACTTTAACTTTTGGAAAATATCGTAAAAACCAATCATTCTCATTATCTCTAACGTCCTTAATCCTTTCTCTAATTTCGTCATAAAAATTCCAAGCCAATGGGATGAATAATATTTTGTCATCATCATCATAACTTTTAAGATGTTCAACGGATTTAATCAATATATTAGTACCTGGCGTATACAATTCTTGTTTAAGGGAATTGTCATCTATAACAAAATCCAACTTAACATCAGCAAAGTTTAAGAACGTCATACCCTTAGCGGCCGCTCCATATCCAACTAACTTAAAACCCTCTCCCTTAGAATTTTCAACCAATTCTTTAAAATCATTTACAACTTCTGATACATTTAATTTATACTTATCATACGTCTTTTTACTATATAAACCACGTTGTCTTTCAACCTCTAATTCATTGAAGACTCCTCTTCTACCTTCAAATCTATTTTTAGTCAACTTGAATAAATAACTTATACCATGAACTGGTGTCTTTACCACATCAACCAAATTCAAGTTAGTCCTCTTTGTCAACTCAACAAAGGAGTTTATATTGAAGAATGAAACGTGTTCGTGATAAATCGTATCAAATTGATTATTCAATATCATCTCTGCCTGTGAAGTCTGAATATAAAGTACAGAATCATCATGCATTATCTTTTCACATTCATCTAAAAATTCCTTTGGATTACTATTGTGAGCAAATACATTCTGTGCTGTTATAACATCAAACAATCCAAATGGTTCTGAATTAAAATAATCGCAAATCACATTATGATTTTGTGAACTTAACTCATATAGATTTTCAGCAGGATCAATTCCATATGTATCGAATCCCACATTTTTAAAATAATCTAATTGTGTTCCATCATTACAAGCTATATCCAATACACTATTACCTTTACCATATGATGTTTGTTCAAGTATATAATCAACAAACCATTTCATATTATCATGTAGAGTTTTTGTGGTGCCACTAACATATAGATAATCCTTAAATAATAAATCAGGATTGACAATATGAGTTAATTGAATATGATAACAATTATTACATAAGTTTACTCCTAGTGGATATGCATCTAACTTCTCATCTTCGTTATGATATGAATTTGCTAATGGTTGTTCATTTAAATCCAATAATACATTTATATTTTCAGAATCGCAGCATAGGCATCTATCTAATGATTTATACTCACTCATAATCTTTTGCTTCACTTCTATTTGTTTTCTCCATTTTATCCCAATTGTATTTTAGTTCCCTTGTTAAACTCTCTACAGTATCTTTAAATTTAAACTTAAACTCTTGTCTAAACTTCAACGTTGATATTGAAAAATTATAAGCTTTAGTTTGATTTTTTGTATTCTTTATTTGTGTTGGATCTACTTCAAACTCCTTAACTTCAACACCCATGACACTAGCAACTCCATAGGCAATTTGTTCAGCTGTCTTGTTGAATGATGCTAAGTTGTAAAGACCACGTTTATCTTCCTCCGATTCAACTATGGATTCTATCGCACCACATAAATCATTTATCCCCAATATTGGTCGCATCGTATCCTTGATGTAAAGTTTAATGTGACCATCATTTATAGCACTATTGACCATGGCATTTATCATCACATCACTTCTCAGAAATGGTGAGTATCCGTTTACAGTTCCAAATCTAAGAGCATAGTATTCCACATCTGACTTTTGAGCATACAAATCTGCCACGTGTTTTGATATATCATATTGATTATATGGTTCAAATCCAAAGTATTTTTCATTTACTGTTTTACCACCAACTGAACCATAAACACTTGATGAACTAGCATATATCAATTTCTGATTATCCAACTTTTCTAATAAGTCAATGAAGTTCCTAACATTGTTATTAAAACAACTATTCAAGTTACTCTCCGACATCTTTACACTTGAATGACCAGCAAGTAAAATTATATTGTCATACTCAGAATAATATTCTCTTGTTAAATCTTTAAAATCAATATCGTTATCACCTGGTCTAAACCAATTGATATCAATTCCATCCGCATCAATCTCTTGAATCAATCGTGAACCTATATATCCACGATGTCCTATTATTAGTGTTTTATTTAAAATGGCCACTCTATTCTATTAGGGTTATTTGTACCAATTATTGGCACAACAAAACTATCAGCATCTTCTTCGGGTAATCTACCCCACTTCTCTATAAACCTTTGTGTTGCTCTTCTCTCCCACTCCACTAAATGTGATGGTCTTTTATTATTATCTAAGGTCTTTGTGCCATCGGGAAACCTTGATGTTCTTGATGTGAAATGCCAGATAAGAGATTTACTCGTCATTATGAACTTATAGTCTTCCATTTGCATACGTGAAAATAAATCCTTATCTTCCCAATACATAGGTTCAAATCTTGGATCATTACCACCTATATGAATATGGTCTTCTACTCTACAGAAATATCCAGCTCCACCAGCTTTCCTAACTCGTACATCATTATCATTTGTAAATTCAGCAGCCCAATCATCAAAATAATTCTGTTCAAAATCAGTATCATGACAACCAAACTTGTCAACGTCAACAAATATAGTGCCAGGTCTATAAGGAGGATCGTTTGGAAATATATTTGGTTGTACTCTAAAGGATGAAGCAATCAACCTATCATTAGGAAACTCTTCAAATAATTTCAACAACTCAATGTCTTGATTCGGTCCTACCCAAAAATCCGAATGTAATATATTTACAAATTCGGTCTTGACATGGCTTACACATAAATCAATACCACCACCGATACCACGTTGTTCTTTATTACCAGTCTCTACATAATATTCAATACCAAGTTTGTCAGCATTTTCTGCTAACCACTCATTAGTACCATCTGTACAATTCTCAGCAAATATAAAGATAGGCATATCATTATAATGACAATTCTGTCTAACTGATTGTACCGTTAATTTTAAAAATGGTAAATTATTAAAGGTTGGAATTACTGATGTTATTTTATGCATTTTTCCACTCTACTTGAGTTAACCAAAATTTATATATTTTTTATAATTAAATTTTTTTGTAAAAAAATTAATTAAGTCCCATCTCATCATAATTTACAATCCTCCCTATTATGTCTCCATGAACCACCATTGTCGTGTTTTACTAATGTAGAAAGAACCACACATTGTTTTCCACCCCTCAAACGATGATTGTGTTGAAATCTCTCTCCACCAGACCATTTCCATGTTTCATCAAATAATTTACCATCTATATTATACTTCTTAAAATAATCTCTATGAAAAGCATAAAACCATCCATGTAATCCACCATCAACGGGATGATTATTAGAATCAGTAACATCTTTTATCCCACCTTCTAATTTAGTAGAATAATGATAACTGCTCCCACCATCTGAAACTACTCCCCATAAAGTATCTCTACTAGGATAACCACTCTTTTCAATAGTATCAAAAAGATTATTTATAGAAGAATTAAATGTAATATCGTCATTACAAACAACTATAAAATCATTACCATTTAGATATCCAAAACTTGCTGCCATATTCCAAGCACGAGTTAATCCAAATTTATCATCTTTAAGTGAAATATAATTATGAGTAAGAGCTATATCAAATTCATCAATAATTGTATCAGACGCATTATCTACTATCAAAGTTTCATAATCAAATTCAGCTGACTGATTAAGAGAATCCAAAAAATTTACTAATAAATCTCTTCCATCCACTCTACCTTTTTTGGGAGTCCTTCCGTGACAACGTTCCACTAACTTTTCATTGTCTGATATAGGTCTATAATGATTAATTACAGTAAAAATAGGATTAATTTTATTTCTTTTCATTTTTTCTCCAAAATTTATATATTTTTTTCTCAACTTCATATATTTCCCAATGTTTCCTTTTTCTATCAGCTTGTTCTTGTGCCCAAGACCACATTTTTTTAAGACCATTTTTCAAATCAGTTTTATCTTCATATTGTAATATATCCATAGACTTTTCCCAAGTCGGGTGGGCATTCTTAACCTCGTGTCTTGATTCAAGATATATAGAACTACCACCTTGAATTACACCCTTCAAGATTTCGCACGCTTCGTTAATTGTATAAAATGTACCACTACCAAGATTTATTATTTCCTTGGATGCTCTCTCATCAAATCCTGCTTTGTACAAAGGCTCTAAACAATCACCTATATAACTAAATGCTCTCTTCTGCTTACCATCACCAAATATAGTCATATTATCACCATTCATATATTGATACATCCATATACCTAAAACATTTCTATATCTATCCCATATGTTTTGTTTCTCACCATAAACATTATGTGGTCTGATAATACACCAATCCAATCCATGTTGCTCACCTGCTATTTTAATATCCATTTCACAAGCATACTTTGCTACACCATAAGGATCTATAGGAGATGGAATATCATTCTCATCAAAAGGTGGATTACCATGACCATAAACTGCCATTGTAGATGTAAATACTAATCTCTGTACATCATGGTTTATACTAGCATTTATCACCTTCGCAGTAGACATTAAATTATTTTTATAGTTAAAAGACCTCATGAAAGGACTTAAACCTTCAGCGGCATAAGCAGCAAAATGATATATGACATTTGGTCTTGTAGATTCTACTAACTTTTCAAAAGTGTTTTCATTTGATATATCAAACTGATGAAACTCTACTTTTTCGTGTACATTTTCCATGTACCCACCACTCAAATCATCTACACCAACAATATCATGTTCAGTATTTTCTATTATCCAATCAGCTAATCTTGAACCTAAAAGACCAGCTACACCTGTTATTAACATTTTCATTGTATACTCCTAAAATCATCCATCAATCCTAAAGCATCTTTTCTATTTTCATTAAACCAACTATAGGTTAACTCAGATGGAACTTGTAAACTAAAATTACTCTGTATCGTTTCTTTAATAAATGAAAAAGTTATATTCTCATCTACTTGGTAAGACACACATCCAAAACTATTTGATTCATTCCTATATTGAACAATACTTTTCCAAACATCTCCATTCCAATACCCCCCCTTTTGTCTTGGGACTATCTGATACTCTTCTTGTAATGGGTTAACATCATCTAATAAAATCATACCATTCAAATTAAGCACATTTAAAGAGTTTTTTATATCTTTATCTACTTGGTCAGAATGATGTAGGCCATCTATGAATATTATATCAAACCGCTTTTCTTTACATATATTCTCAAAAAACTCATCTGATGTGACTTTATAAGTTGGTTTAGCGTGAGAATATCGACCATCACCAGGATCTACGCTAATCTTTGAGTCTATTTTTATATCGTTAAAAGTCAAGCCACGATCAACACCTATTTCTAAATAAGTTTTATATTTAAATTTATCTATAAAAAAACTTATTATATCACTTCTTTTCATTTTGCACGTTCCTTGCTTTTATCCAATGTCTAAACTTGTCATGTTTAACAAAACATTCTTTTACTATCAAACCACACATACCCTTCTCAGCATTTTCTTGAAACTGACCTTCTTGTCCACCCCATACTCCATCTCCACCATTATATTTATTATCTTTGTTAAAATATTCATCTTCTGTAAACTTATACTTATCATAATGTTCATTAGTAAAACCAAAGAAAAATCCAGCAACAGTATTATTCATATCACCCCCACAATGTAATGTATGTGTACCACTTTGTGGTTTATCTGACTGTTGAGGGTGATTCCAAATACCATCAGTTAAAGCGGTATACACTATATCTTCATTCATATCATTTTCAACATAACCAATTAACTTATTTATACTATCGTCAAACCATAAATCATCGTTACAGTTTAAGATTAATTTACAACCTAAATCATAACACTCCTTTATACCTACATTCCAAGCACCAGTCAACCCCTTTTCATATTGGTCATCTATTCTAATATATGATATTCTATCATCATCTGGATATGACAACTCATGTTCAGATTGATTATCAACTATTACTATGTTAAAATCATATTCACAATTTGTGATTATAGATTCAATAAGCCTATCTAATATCTCTCGCCCTTGTGGTCTTATTTCATCAGAATAATGAGATGTTATAGCAAATCCTACTTTCATATCTGATTTTCGTCTACCATTTTACAAACCCAAGGAATAACTTCATCTAAGATAGAATTTAAATCTGTCTTTGCTTCGAAACCTAAAAGTTCTTTAGCCTTACTTACATCCGGAACTCTTTTCTGAACATCATATGAAAACGGGTCATCACATACATATTGAAACTCACTTTCAATATTTAACTTGTCCCATATCATTTCAGCTAAAGTTAATACATCAGTAGATACACTATTAGAAATATTAAAATCCTCATTAACTGATTTTGGATTAAAAATACACTCATAAATACCATCAGCTATGTCACCACCATATGTGTAGTGTCTAACTTGTTTACCGTTACCTAAAATATATAAAGGGTTCTGTCCTTTATATATTTTTTGTATCAAATCAGGAACCACATGACTAAAAGCAAGTTTTATATTTCCTGATTTAACTTCCTCATCTAACTTAGCCCTCTTCTCTCCTATCCCAACAGCATTAAAAGGCCTAACAATAGTATATGGTAGTTGATATTGTTCCCAAGCGCCTCTACAGAAGTATTCTGTTGCTAATTTTTGAAATCCATAAGTAGAATCAGGTGGTGGACAATTACTAATTTCAGATTCTGGTGTTGGATATACTTTTGTATTTTCAAACACCATTGAAGATGATATTACAACTATTTTCTTTAAAGATAAATTTTTATGAGCAAATATAGCAGAGTCAAATGCTGAAGCAAATATTCTTTCGTTTTCTGCTAGTAAATCATATGCTAACTTATGAAAGAAAGATATACCACCTATCCAAGCTGCTGCTGCTATAAAATATTCAACTTTATGTTTTTCTAAAATAGATGTCAATAAATTAACATCTTTCACATCACCATCGTAATGAATATAATTTTTATGATTATCAAAACTTTTTTCTTGAAATCCATACTTCCAATCATTATCAATACCTATAACAGTATGATTCTCATTTAATAATTTTTCTATTAGATAGCCAGCTATAAAACCTCTATCTCCTGTAACTAATATATTACTCATCTCTCATACCCCCCGGAACGGTAGTTAAAAACTTATCGTTCTCATTATCTATTGTTTTAAATAAATCTAAATCTAATCCTAATTGTTCAACCAAAGAAATAATAGCCTTAGTATCTTTAGGTAAACAAACTCCACCATAACCTCTCCATTTTTTATTAACCGTTAAATACTTACCAGTTGAAGTTCCTCTTTTGACAAATGAATTTTTTATCATATCATAATCAGCATCAAAACTATTACACAATTCATACATTGAATTAGCAAAAATAACTCTCAAAGCGTTATAAACATTCGAATAATATTTTAAAATTTCACATTCAGTTGAAGTCATCTTCACAAAATTTTTAGGATAATCACCATGACTTCTTTTTACTATATCATAAACCTCATCATCATCTGTTCCAATTGCTAATAATGTATTATGTTCTATAAAATCAGTTTCAGCTGATCTTTCTCGTAAAAACTCAGGACAAAAACAAATTTGATGTGTATTATATGTTATACACATTTCTTGTGTTGTTCCAGGTTTAATCGTAGATTTTATTGCAATAACACCTGAATATCCAGCTTGGACTAAATCTCTAACGACTTCTTCTACAATTGAAGTATCACATTGTCCATCTGGAGTTGATGGTGTTGGAACACAAATATAAACAACCTCTGTATCTAATACATCCTCTAATTTAGTATCATAAGCCGTATCATGAAAACTAACATCATGACCTAATTTTTCAAATCCAAACTTATGTGCACCACCCACAACGCCAATTCCAACTAATCCTATCTTCATGATAAAATACTCCCAATTTGTTCTCTTACAGTATTAAAGCTGTATAATTCTTGTACCTTATCAAAAGCATAGGTCATTACATCAATTCTAAACTGTTGATTCGTAATTATTTTATTTATTTTCGTTTCTAAAATATTAGTATCATTAGTAGCTAACTCTGGAAACAAATGAACATGACTATCATTTAAACCACCCACATTTATAACACCAGCAGAAGCTACCTGTACAGCTTGTGATCCTGGAAACCAATCAACCGGATCAAGATTAAAATGAAAAGTACATTTAGACCAAGATTCATAAAATTGATTTAATTGTACATTAAACCCATTTGTTTGTTTTGGTTTTTCATGATATGGAATACCATATTTATCACTTATATATTTAGCAAATTCTAAAGTATTTGATCTTCTTCCATGTATTGGTGTGGTATAAACAAATATACTTTCAAACCTGTCTTCTTTATAAAACTTATCATATATATAATCAACATCAACAGGAAAAGGAACATATACTATATTCTTATCACTACAATCATTAATCAAATGAGTTAACGGTGATTCTTCAAGTTTTGGAAATGGTTGAATTATAGCATCACATTGATTTAAAAATTCTATTCTCTTTTTATGTTTCTCGCTATCAAAATTGGCAGTTGGACCATATGAAGTAGATTGTCCTACAAATATTTCTTTTATCATACCAATAATAACAGCATTAGGATATTTATCTCTTAATTTTTTTACAGTATATAAATCAAAATTCTTTTCTATAGCAACTATAATAGTCTCTAATTCATAATCAGGTAAAGAATCTCCCCACTCTGACCAATTCAAAAAACAACCATCAAATATAAATGGATAAGACCACATACCAATCATAGTTGAATTTGAAAAACAAGCGGAATGGTCAACTAGTAATTCATTACCATTATATTTATAACCTTTACCAGACTTAACATAATAAGATGGTACTGCGCAAGCATCAACAATAAAAGCAAATTTACTCATTTTCTACTCCACTTAAATTTACAAAAAAGTCATACCAATACATACAAAAGTTATGAGCTGAATATAACTCATCATAAACCTTTCTATTATTGTCTATAATATACGACAATTTATCAGGACTATCAAGCATTTTTATTACAATTTCATTTAAATTTTTCCAATCCAAATCAACAGGTATATAAGTTTCATTCTCTATATAAGGATTAGGGTGAGTACTAACTTTTTCCATAGTAGGTTTAATCATAACAACACCAAACTCAGGTATTTCAAAATCACGATAACAAACTTCTCCTTGGCCGAATGGTGACAGAGCCATTTTGGATTGATACAGAGATTGAATGTATTCTTGATAAGGTAATTTATCTTTACGAAAAGTATAACCTGGATTATCACCAATAACATTCCAAGCACCATGTCTATGATTCATATAATATGAAGCATTCTCAGCATAATGGTCACTACTAGGTTTATGGTCAGCAGAATATATAGCAGATAAATCTATCGTCTTATTTGGATTGATGGAATGCCACGTCTGAACTTCTGGTCTAAAACCTTGAGGTGCCATATAACCTAAGTTCCAACCTGACAGTTTTATTCTACTCCAATTCTCTTCTGATATATCATATCCCAAATCTAAATCAGAACCATTACCAAAGAACCATTTATTAAATGATGTTTTTTCTTTATAGTCTTCACGATTTTTTAATGTCTGATTTTTAAATAAAAACCTAGCATCACTCTGCTCTAACACTTCGTAAGAACCCATCAGAGAAGTTGAATCTGAACCATCAAATATAAAACAATCCCCACCACGAGCATACTTATCTATATTTTTTAATCCATACTCTATACTTTCTTGTAGTCCAATAGACTTATCAAGTATATCATCAGCACCCAAAAACGCATAATCAAAGTCATCCGATTCTGTCAACTCGATACTGTAATCCTTCAACATATTTTGCATCATCAAAAACCCTTGAAAGGATATCCTATTTTTTCCAGCCAATGGGTTGAATATTTTTATTTTTATCAAGACAATAACTCTATATCATTTTTAACCATCCTAGATACCATTTCTTCAAAAGAAGTTCTCGGACTCCACTCCAAAACTTCACGTGCCTTTGTAGAATCACCACATAAAACATCTATCTCAGCAGGCCTCATAAATCTTGGATCCTGCTTTACATATTTATCCCAATCATCTATATCAACACACTTAAACGCAATATCTAAAAACTCTCTAATTGTATGGGTTTCACCTGTGGCAATTACATAATCATCTGGCTCATCTTGTTGTAGCATTAACCACATTGACTCCACATAATCAGGTGAATATCCCCAATCTCGTTTGGAATCTAAATTACCCAAAGTAATATAATCTTGTAATCCCAAATGAATACGAGCTACACCATCAGTTACCTTTCTCGTAACAAACTCGATACCCCTTCTTTCTGATTCGTGGTTAAATAAAATACCACTAACATTAAACATATCGTAAGACTCTCTGTAGTTCTTTGTCATCCAATGACCATATAATTTAGCAACTCCATAAGGTGAACGTGGATAAAATGGTGTAGTTTCTTTAGCTGGATTCTCTACCATCTTACCAAACATTTCAGATGTTGACGCTTGATAAAACTTTATATCTTTGCCATACTCTCTGATAGCTTCCAACATTCTTAATACACCCATACCAGTAACATCACTTGTTTGTTCTGGAGTATTCCAACTCTCTCCTACAAATGATTGTGAACCTAAATTATAAATTTCATCTGGATCAGATTCTTTCAAGCATCTCAATAAAGAATTTTGGTCTGTCAAATCACCATTAACGAAAGTAACTTTACCTTCGAGATGACCTGTGTTGGTTCTATTCTTAGACGATGAACGGCGTTCCATACCATATACTTCGTAACCTTTTTCTAAAAGTAAATCAGCTAGATAACTACCATCCATTCCGTTAATACCTGTAATTAATGCTCTTTTCATTTTAACTCCAATTCGTTTTTTAAATCATTATACTCTTTAAATTTTCCATTACCATTCGCAAGAGTCTGTATATTTTCTTTTGACATTTTTAAAAACTTTTGAAAATCATTATTCTTTTTATTTAAAAAAGAATATGGATTATCTTCATCTTTGACATACATCCTTTTCCGAGGGTGTCTTCTTGCATGAACGTGTAAAATATTCTGACATATAAATTGTAAGTAGTTATCTCCCATCAATTTTTGTGACATAATTGATAGTCCCTCATCATCATTGTACAATAAACAAGATGGAATATTAATACCTGATTTAATAAAGTCCGATGATAATACCAAACAAGCACCACTTAGTTTAGGATAATTAATATATGAAAAATCAAAATCATCAACCTTACCATTTATTTCATTCATTTTTTCAATCGACATTGGTGATTTTGCTTGATTTGGATTTAAATGACCATCCTTATCATCTACAAACTCTAAGTCTCGATAATCAAGATGAACTAAAGGATCCCAACTAGCGTCCCACATCTTTCTATCAGAAAAACTCAACAGATACCTATGAATATTTTGTTCATTAGTATAGTTTGCTAGGGTTTCTATCACTTGAAATGCTTCTCTTGGAAAAAAACTATCCGTTTCACCCCACATTACATAATCAACTTTTTTACAATAATTGTAGTTCAAATCTCTTCTATAATCCGCATGAAAGTAGAACTCGTCACCATCTTTAATTTGTTGATTGACAATAAATCCCATATCCTCTAATGTAGCCACACCTTTATTAAACTTAATAAGTAACTCGTGTTTTTTGATTTTATCGATATCGACTTTTTCAAAATGTTCTAATAGATTAAAACATAAATCAATAGTTACATTTTCTTTATTTTCTACAGTTTCCAATAGATTTACCATACCATCGATAAAGTCGGCATACATTTCAATCTCGAACCACATAACGTGAGTTCCGATTACATATTTTTTATTTAGTTTAGTTGCCATAAAAATGCTCGTATGTTTTTTTCATCCAATGTAAAGTTAATCTATCTTCTTTATTATTTGGTATCCCATTAAAATGATAAATCCAACCTATCTTTGTAAAAGTCAAATCTTCATCTAATAACTCAGTTCTATTCATATCTTGCATGTTCCATTCGTATGGTAAATACTTACAATCAACATTTTCTTTTTGAACGAAAAAGTTAAGTATAGGTTGATCAGTTCCAACACCATAGGTTTCTTGTAATTTAACAATATTATCTCTATTATCCAAGTAAAAATCAATTATCTTATCATAAAAATCTTTATGTTTTTTATTACAAATGATGATACCAGAATTAAAATATTCCCAAAGTGGTACATCAATATCAGGAAATAAATGCTTCTTATAATTCTCTATACTTCGACACACCCAATCAAAACTGCCATAGCTTGGTACAACAGAAAACTTATTATCTGTCAATTCAAAAGGATTTGGAGACTGAGGATGGATAATTGTATCAGCATCAGCTATGAGTATTTGATTGTAACTTATACCACTTTCTTCAAGTAATTGAAATACGAATAGTTTATGCCAGTTGGCATTCATATAATCTTCAGGATATATACGTTCATCTAACACAACAAGCTTAGCTCTACCCGTCTCATCACACCATCTCTTCCAACTATCAATTGAAAACTGATAAGGTTTGTTCCTATCAACTTTTTTAGTTTCTGGTAAATTTACTATAAAAACAATATTAGACATAATTATCCTTTACTATATTCCAAGTTTGTTTTATCATTTGAGTTCTTTGATCTTTAGGCAATCCACTAAAACCCCAAACATGACCATATTTAATAAAAAATGGAGTAGTCTCACCTGGTAATTGCCAATTATGATTAAACATTTCCTTTCGATGGATATGTGTAAGTTTATAAGTAAATGGTAAATCTAAATTTATCTCAACATTATTCATCTGTATGTGATAATTCAATGGAGTTTGTTCTGTTCCCTTTCTAACAATTCTATCTTGTAAATCTACAAACTCATCTATATTTCTATGGTACATTTTTTTAAATGACCGAAAAACTTCTTTATGTTGTTCGTTAAAAATTATCAAACCTGAACTAAAATACTTCTGTTTGTCAAATTCATAACCACCAAAGAAATCATTATACCCAACTATACTTTTATATGTCCACCCTAAGTTATCGGTGTCTCTCCAAGCAGTAAACTTATGATTTGTCAATTCAAATACATTTGGCGTATCCCATTTAATTATATTCATCCCATCTACTAAATAAATTTGGTCGTAATCTATCCCAGCTTCATCTAATATATCAAAACAAAAAATAGCTTTTTGCCAATTGATTCTAAACTTAGTTAAATCTTCTTCTATTGGCTTCTCCATTGGAAAAAATATCACATCATGTTTTTTACACCAATATTCCCAAGACTTTCTAGTGATATCCATCCATTCCCATCCACCATATTTTTGAGAATATTTTTCATTCTTAACACCTATCCAGAATACTACATTTTTCTTCATTGATACAATGCCCCTACTTTAAAAAATTCCACATTATCTAAATCACGTTTCATGGTTTGATAATTACAATGATATGAATCAAAAACTTTATCTGTAAAATATGGCTTATCTAATTGAGTTTTAAATGAGTTAAATAAATTTTCTTTTTTAATCTTTATATGTTCATTAATATCCACAAACATATTTGGCACCCAACCTATTTTAGTACTTGGCGTCATATACTCCACCAACCCTATCTTTTTACTTCTAGTTAATGAATTTGCTATTTCATTTATTTTTCTATGGTCTTGATGAGTATCATCAAATGATGGTGTTAAGATTATACTTGGAGAACAATCAGGATATAATATCTTTTCTATTTTAGATATAAAAGAATCACATTGAACATCACGGATAAAATCCACTCCCAAAAATATTAATTCTACATTATCATAACTTGACCAAAACTTTTTTACTTCTTCAATTCTTTGATCACCATATGAACTATACTTACCACCAGAAGAAATATTTATTACATAAAAAGTAGTATCGTAATATTTTGATATAGTACCAGAAACAGCGTATTCACAATCATCTGGATGAGGTGATAAACACACTATATCAGTAGCATCAAGAAATAAGTCTAACATACTACCTCATCAAAATATCTCAATACAGTTATCTCTTTAGGTTCTGGTACTTCCACTTCTTTACCTTCAACTATATCCAATATTATCTTAACAAAATTTACACCGGCAAGAGTTGTAAAAAAAGTACCACCACCGAATCTTGGATTTATTTCTATAAACTTTGGATTCCCATCTTTATCTTCTTTCATTTGAACACAGACAACACCTTTTAAATTTAAAAACTTAACTATATCACTACATTCTTTTTCTATAACTTCGTTTCTAACTATCTTACCCTTTGTAGATATACCAGCTTTCGTTTGTAATCTAACTCTTGGAATAACAGATAATACTTCAGAGTTCATATCCGATAAAACATCTATTGTATACTCTGTTCCTGGTAAATACTCTTGGTAAATATAATTTTCTTCAAAATCATCTATTAATTTTATACCTCTGCTACCTTTACCATCACGAGGTTTTGCAAAAACAGGTATAAATTTATCAGTAGATTTTGGGAATGGAAAATTTTCTTTACATTTTTCATAGAACTTTAATTTATCCGAACAAATCATTATCGACTCATAATTTGACATAAATAAATTAACCCCATTAAACCTATCCGAATTTTTTGTTATGGTAACTATTTCACTAAAACTTGTTGGTAAAATAATATCAATATTTTCTTTTTCTACTACCTTTAACAATTCATCTATATAAGTATCATCTGAAGCTTTAGGTACAATATAATATGAATCGGATAAATAAAAACCAGCAGATAAAGGATTACAATCTACCGAAACTATTTTTCCATCAAAATCAATATCCCGTAATGATTTTATAGCACCATGACAAGCAGGACCGCCAGCACCTAACAATAAAACATTCATACACTCAAACCTTCTTTTTTATACCAATCTTCATTGTTAATAGCTCTATCATCAATAAACAAATCATATGCTGGTTTACCTAATTTTAGACTATGAAACTTTATACCCCACCCCTCTACTTGTTCTAAAGTAAAAGAAAACCAATCTTCACCAGAAGATGTTCCTCTTGATGTGAATAATGTAATCTGATGACCTTCATCGTATTTTTTATTTATCCAATCAATAACTTCTTGATATGGTTTAGCATCTTTATAGTGACAATTAGTAGTACATATCGTACCATCTATATCAAAACAATATTTCATTATACTTCATATTTTGTTTTATTTGTCTATCTATCGTTTTAGGATGTACAATAGAATACTTTTGTTCCATTGGTAAATGAGCATATGTCTGAAAACCTGTTAGTTGTTCATGTACAGGTTTTTCCCAACGAATATTTGGTCGGTTACGAAAAATACGACCTTGCCAATCAGGATAATTTACCCAACCTTTTTCATTTACTTGCCAATGCCAAGCTTTAATATGCTGTTCAGTTAAACCCTCTACGGTATTTATTCTCGGAACATAAATTAAATCAACTTCATTACCTTCAAGTAGTTCATGTATGTCTTTCATGAACCAATGAGTAACTAACTCATCGGCATCTAAATTAAAACTATAATCTCCACTACACATACCCTTTAAGTAATTCTTTTGTGATGCAAAATCACCCAATAGATTTCGTTGTTCAAAAACTATGTCGTGAGCGGATACATAGAAATCTAATATGGATTTTGTCTTTTCATCATCGGAGTAATCATCAAGTATTACAATCTCATCTTCAGGTTGTTTTCGTTTGATTAAAAACTTTAATAATTCTTCTAATGAATTCGTTTCGTTATGAGTTAATATGGAATAACTAATCTTCACTAATGCCAACCATATCTAATTTAATATTTGTAACCTTTAATGCTGTCAATTTAGTTGTTTTGTAACTACGATATGCTTGTTTAAATACATTATCAGCAAGAACAACATCTGAATAAAATCTACTGGTAGTCATAGCAGAACGTTTCTTTGAATTAGCTATTTGTATTCTAAAATAATTTTCTTTCAATGATATTAGATTTTCTCTCTCGTCCACTTCGGTTTTTTTCATATCAATAACACTAAATAGTTTTTTCACCTTACTTGAGTTGATATAATTAATATTCAAACCCTCTAGTAAGTTAGTTTCTCTATCACGATGTAAGAATAATAAAACAGGTCTTGGATCCTTAACACCTGATTCGGAGTAATTAAATGTTACAATCATACCAGGTAACAATTTACCTACAGGTAATGTCTGTTCTGATAAAATTATCTTACGATTGTTGTAACGACTCGCCAAGTGTCTTCTCCAATTTTTCTACCATCTTGTATGCATCACTAAAGTGTGGTACTAAAACTTCGGTTTCTGCATCAGTTTTAGCAAATAATCTCCACTTCAGTACTTCTTCTTCTACTGATGGAACTACCATATAATTCTCCGTTGTAAATACTGATGGGGCCCACCACCTAGTGTTTAAATTCCTACATACGTCTTTAAATTCTTGTGGAAATGGATTATCATTAATATGTGATTTCATAGTTTTATTTGAAGCATAACCACAATGTAAACACTGCATATTCTGTTCTTCATCACCAAGTAAAACTAAAGAATCATCGATATCTATTTCATCTTCTAAACAACAAGGACAGGCTACTTGTAAAGTCATTGGATCCATCACGTCGCCTTCTTTAATTTAGGTAATTTTATCTTTGCCGGTTGTGAAGTTTCTCCACCAACCTTCTTTAATTTAGGTAATTTCAAACTAACTGCCTGTGGTATACTTTGTAAAACATTATCAAGTGTTTTGTTAAATTGTTCTGACATAGCCTCTAGTGAAAATTCTCGTCTATTTTTCTTACCTAATCGGTTTGCCTTCTTGGTTATCAATTTATGTTTTTTATAAAACATTCTCAATTTCCTAACAACATCAACTTCATTCACACTAAACCACTTTGATGGTTTGATAATAATTGGCTTCCATATCATAGAGTCTGGAACTTCTGTCAAAGAACCATTAATCATCAACGAGTCTTTATCACTTAGGAAATCTAAATGACCACTCCAATCCGAGGCGATAACTGGTAAATCACAACAAGTTGCCTCGGCCATAGGTCTACCATAACCCTCACCGTGAGTACAAGTTAAAAAGGCTTTTATCTTAGGGTTATTATACAATAAAGACATCTCTTCAATAGTCAAATCACCATGTATTAAATAAATATTCGGTAAATTATCAACTTGTGAAAATTCATCTTTAATTTGATTAATATTCTTAACAACTTCGTGTTTATCCAAAATAGAAAAATTAGCACCATTAACCTTTAAGACCAATGCTGGTGGATTAGGGCGATTTGAAAATGCCTGTAAGAAACATTTAATCATCAATGGTATATTTTTCCTATCTTCTCCATAATTACCTTTACCCCATTGACCAACGTGTAGATAGGCAAAATCTTCTTTAATTAAGTCATTTAATTCATCCGTGAATTCTGATTTAATCTGATACTTATCCATTGGATAATATACATCCGTATCTACACCCTCGAACAATACATCAATTGGCTTTTCTAACTTAATTTCAGCTACCTTTTGTTTTGAACCATCTGGCGTATCTTGCATTTGGTCAAAATTACATTTTTTAAATGTATTGGCAGTAAAATTAGATGGAACTATATTCAAATCCATTTTATTCATACCAGTCAAAAACTCAGGAGAAACTACATCAGTTTCTACACCAGCCGTAATTCCGATATTGAATTTAGCACCATTTACAAATTCATTAGGTATTCTAATATCTATCAATACATCGGGTTGTTGTTTAATATCGTTTCCATCAACAAATGTATCTAACAATTTCTTATGCCTTGGAACTTTAGGATTTAAGTGATTTCTTGGAGTATTACCCCACTTGACATCAACACATTTAATATCTAAATCATCTCTGTCCATTATGGAATAAAATATTGACCTTGCGTGATCTCCATAACCACTACGAGTATTAAAAGGTGCAATCATTAAAACAAATTTCTTCATACTGTCTCCATAGTGTAACGGCCTTTAGGTTTCCAATTATCAAATGCCCCATTCATGGATTTAATAAAGTTCTTACCCATTTCTTCACTTGTCATTTGATTTTCTTTACAGAACTCAGTACCCAATGAACCAAGTCTTTTTCTTTCTTCTCTACCTAAATCATAAAATTCACGTAGACTTACGGCGGCATCTTCAGGATTACATCTATCATCCCAAATATAAGGTGTCATTGGTGAACCCTGTAGTGATATTGAAGCTGGATATACTGGTTTTACCCACTCACCATGAGTTTTGTATTTACCCCTATGATTAGTACCCAATTCAATATAATCTTCGGCAGTTAATAATTCCCCATCATCATCTCTAAATCCACATTGATCCTGTAGTCCACCTGTAACATTCACAATAATCGGTGTACCAACCGTAAGAGCCTCAGCACTACCTAATCCAAATCCTTCATTGGATGCCAAATTAACATAAACATCAGATGAATTGAAAAGTAAATTCATTTGTTCATCACTAAATGGTCCACTTTTATCATAAGTAAAACATATATCATAATCAGGACACAAATGTTTATGAACTCTTGACAAATCAGTTCCATTATCATCTACTGGAGCACAATGGAATATCAATACACATTCATCTCGTTGTTCTGGAGTTAATTCATCCATAAAGTATTTATAAGCCAATAATACATCATTCGGTTGTTTTCTACGAATATTTCGATTACTATAGAGTATTTTATACTTTTTATCCGATAATCCAAATTGTTCATCAAAATCCATCAACTTGACATCATCATCTTGAACTTTATGAAATCTTCTGTTAGAAATACCGTGTGGTACAAATGTGGTTTGCCAATCTGCATACTCAGGCAACAGACGATTGTTAATTCCATAGGTTTGTTTAGATATTCCCATTAACAAATCACTACTTTTATAATAATTTGTATTGTATTGTGGATCTGGTAAATCATCCCAAATGTTATAATAGAAAATTGGAATATCCCTACGAATTTCTGCTTCCATATTATAAAACCAAATCCAAAAACGAGGATCAGTATAATGTAATATGGCATCAGGTTTCTCTGCCGCAAGTATTTCTCTTAATATATCTTCATTACCATAACCATCAACTGGATAAATTCTCAAATACCCATCTTTAATCCCAAACTCTTCAAGACCTTTAGACATATCAACAATCTTACCTTGTTCAGGATGTTTTATTGCTCCACCAATCTGTACCCAATCATATTCATTTAATGTCTCAAACACAATGTCTTTAGATACAGTAGCTACACCACTATGCATCCTCAAGTCATCTGACATTAGTAATATTTTCTTTTTAGCCATTTAAAACCTTCTTCTTATTTTTCTTAAAACTTGTATCCGTAAAGTATTTTATCAAAACTTTAAGTTTATCATCATATTCAGTAATTATCTCTAATTCATTTTCAATCGTTTCTATAATATTAGAATGTTCCCCAACTCCAACTGTATTTTCTAGCATTATTTCCACATTAACTTTATGTGTAGAAATAGCACTCTCAAATTTCTTTATAAGAGCATCAATAATATCACTTCTTAGTTGCATCATTAAAACTGACTCCCACTTGCATATAGTTTATCATAAGTTTCTATTTGTTCTTGTATAGCGTTGTCGTGAATATACCGATGAACTGAACGATTGACTAGTTTTTGTAAATTCATTGAAGAATTAACAGTTTTGAATTTAAATTGCTCATATAAACTTTTTATTATTTTAACTGACGTTAATTTTGTTTCTTGTTTCATAACCTTACTACTCTTTTATATATATATAAATATAAAACATTAATCAATAACAAGTGTTTTTTTTCCAAATTTCTTAGCATAATTTATTGTAGACATAGAACCATTTGATTTTATTCCCCTTGGAATGAATGCCACAACGTATTCTGAATGAATTGCTATCTGTTTATTACGAGCAAAGAAGTTTTTAACACTATAGGGTTTACTATAATTCCTCGCATGTAGTGGGCAATATAAATTATGTGATTTATGTGCCGGTGGATATTCTTCATATTGTAATCCTAATTCAAGAGCATATTTCTTAGCATAAAAGTCAGCGCCTTCTGGACATCCACCACTAACTATTATGGTATCTGTTCCTTTATCATTCTTTAACTTAAAGATAAATTCTTTAATCTTTCTTCGGTTTTCGTATTTACGACTACCGACAATACCTACTTTTAAAGTTTCTTGCCCCATTTACAATGCTCCGTATTATAAAATTCACAAAACTTACAGGCTTTACCTGGTGAGGCATTATACTCTCTGTTAGTTTTATGGTTTCCTTCTTCATCATAGATAGCCTCACGAAATTCTGTGAATGCCTTCATTGTTTTATTAACACTTGGCTTCCCATTAGATGGTTCAAATCTCTGTAATCTACTGATTGGAAAATCACTTTGTTTTGCTATCTTTCTCTTTAGTATCAAAAATTCTACCGTTATCTTATCCAACGGTACATTGAATTTCTCCGAATAAAATTGTTTGTAAAGTAATAATTGTGCTTTCTTATAAAAGTTTTTCTTATGGAAATCCGTCCAACTTCTGGTAGATGTTTTTAAATCAATAATAGTAATTCTACCTGATACTTTGTTTCTTATGACTACATCAAGATAACTCTTTAATTCTACATTCTTTTGTAGTTCCATGAATATCGGCAACTCAATACCGACTAATTCATAGTTCTTCTTCATGAAGTACTTACCGCGGTGTTTTCTAAAGTGTTCAAGTATAGCTAAACCATCTTGGTAAAACTCAATCATATCATCTTGACTACAGGGTAAGGTTTCTTGGTTTTCTTTTATCTTTGTAAACTCATTCATCATCTCTTCTTTTAATCGAGACTCCATATTAAGTTTATCAGCGGCTATAATAGAAGTGCCATACATAACCGTGAGATATTCTTGTATGACGGTGTGGCAAGCTGATCCGAACAATGTATGAATATTACCTGTAAATGTTCCTAACTTATCTATATAACGAAGTTTCCATTTAAGGTTACATTCGTTATAACTTACAAACTGACTATGTGATACGTGTCCCATTATATTATCTCGTCAATCATACCATATTTTAAACAAGTATTAGCATCCCAGAATAAATCATGTTTCAATATTTTATCTAACTTTTTCATTGGAACTTTGGTATATTTCTTATACACATCCTTAATGGTTTTCATCATTAAATCAAGATTCTGTTTCTCATCTTCAAACTCAGAATACTTTCCCCAAAATCCTGTCGATAATTGATGAATCAACATATACGAATTTCTACTCATATATCGATGATCACCAACTACAGAAAGGAATGTGGCGGCACTTGCACAAAATCCATCTACATAAGTATGTACTGGAACTTTTGTTCTCAATATCGTATCCATTGATGAAATACCAGCAGTGATTGAACCACCACCTGAATTTATCAATATTTTGAGTGTAGGTGGGTCTATATCTAAAGTATTTGACAATGTTATACTTTTACTTTCTAACTCACCCACCTTTTTATTTAATTCTACTGCACTCTCTCTACTGACACCAGCGTAGTAATAAATCCTATTTTCATGAACTGCTATATGCTTTTCTGGTTTACCACCATTCACTTGTATGTCTTTTTTCGTGAGTACTTTCTTTTCACCCCAATATTTTTCGTTCATTATTTACCCCATTTTCCATTTTTTACGATTGTTGCCATTATACCATAATTAGACATATCTAAATATGCATCTGCCATTGGCTCATCCGTATTCTCAATATCGTTCATTATCATTGTTTTTAATCTCTGGCATTTGTCATTAATCCTGAACCAGAGTCCAGTAAGAGATAGCTTTATATCTTCTTTTGTTTGTAATTGTGTTCCAACAGATATATTACCTGGCCCATATGATTGCTGTTTTTGACAGAACAATTCATACTGCTCTCTTTGTAATCGCTTGAACTCTTTAGTCATCTCAGGCCATTCCCGTTCCATTTGTTCGACTACAGAAAATTCTTTTCTTTCTGGATCATCGGCGGGATCTTTAACTGTTTGTTCAATTTCTCTTTCTTTTATATTCATAACTTTTCCTATTTTATGATTAAGTGTGATAATTGTATTGCTATAATGATAACTGATAAAATTAAGCTGATTATAGTTCTGGTGTCGGGTACTTCATGTAAAACCAAATAAGTCAATATGGTAAAAACTATTGTAGCCATTCCAAATCCAATTGGTCTTACGTACCAGTAATTTCCAAAATATTCATAATACCATTTAGTTCCATACCAAAAAGCAAGACTAATTGGAATTCCACCTAATATAACCCACCACATACTTTTTGCCCATTCATATTTAAACTGACCTTGCATATGAAACCAAGCCCATACATGACCTAATAATGATATACCCAAAGCCATCCATAGCTTACTCATCTAATTTTCATCTTCTTTATTTCCTTATCGGATTTTCCAAACTTTTTCACTAACAATATTAACTCTTCTTTTGACATCAAATCATAATATTCAGCAGCCTGATGTTTACTTATTTCAAAATACTTCATTATAAAAGGAACAACTGAATCATTTGTCCTTTCTTTCTTACCACTCAAATACTTTAAGTAAGTCTTTTTCTTTGGTAGTAAACTACAATAAAATTGATACACGGCTTTATGTGGCATAACTTCTATCGTGTACTTTTGAAAATGATTTACGAAAGGTAAGAAGTCCTCACCCATACTTAGATAACGATTTACCATAAATGGACTAAACTTCTTTTTGTCGGCATCCGAAAAGGAATCCCAATCTCGTTTACCGACAAATAGTTCATTAATCCAACTAAATAAGTTCATTTATCTCATTTAATGGTAGTATCTCACCGCAATTTCCACAATTAAAGACTTGAACTGGTGCTATAACTTCTTGACCAGTTGGTGACATAATTGCTGATATTTTCTTTATAACATATCCCTGAATGAAAATCTTGTTATTACATTCTAGACAAGTCATAGTTTCTGCTTTTTCCAAATCTACCTGAACTTGTTGTTTTGGTAGTGGTTTTTGTGGTTTTAAACTCATTTTAATTTCTCCAATATGCTTGATACGGTAGCAATAAAGTTAATTTCCTTATCCACTACTAATACGTCTTGATAGGCACCCTTTGATATTTCTGATATAACATCAGGCATCTTATCACTTGTTATGTTTTCAACTTCATCATAGAGAAACCTAAATAATTCCGTGTAGTCACTAAAACCACTATCCGCAATCAATTTACGAATTGCTCTGATATCAGAATTATTTTTAATCATCTCTAAAAACTGAAGTTTAAACTCATTATGTAACATTCCGTCTTTGTCAATCTTCAACTTACCATCTATTGACATTCTCTGTAACTCATTGATTACCCTTCGTAAATCAGGATAACCTGCAGTTACCACGAGTGCCAAATCATCCAAGTCAAAAGATATGTTCTCTTTCTCCAAGATAGTCTTAGCGTGAAGAGCAACTTCTTTCTTACTTGGTGGTATTATTTTGTAAGTTTGACAACGACTCTGTATAGGATCGATAATCTTTTCCACATAATTACAAGTCAAAATAAATCGACAATGAGCAGAAAAGGTTTCCATTAGATTACGTAGAGCTGGTTGAGCAGAATTTACATTTAAGTAATCGGCCTCATCAAGTATAACTATTTTCATTGGTTTGAAACCTATTGAAGAAGCAAATGTCTTCAATTTGTCTCGAACCAAATCTATGTTTCTTTCATCCGATGCATTAATATATAAATAGTCACACTCAAGATTATTAACAATAATCTTAGCAAGTGTGGTTTTGCCACCACCAGCTCTACCATATAGAAGTAAATGTGGGACATTTCCATCATTTATAAACCTCTCTACTTTTGATTTAAGATGTTCATTACCAACATATGTTGATAAATCTTGTGGTCTGTATTTTTCTACAAATAATCCATGTGATTCCATATTAAACCTGTTGTGAAACTAACCAATATTTAACATTGAAGTCATCAACGTTAAACTCGATATGAGCCAAACCTTTATCACTAATTTGAAGTGTTGCTTTTGAACACTCTTTATTAGCATTTAAAAGTTCTTTAAACAGATTAGCATTAAAGACGATTGAATCCGTCATATTAACCGCACCACTTTGTGCCTTAATACTAATACGATTTGAATTAATATCACTATATCCAATTACAAACTCAACTCCACCATCTACTGGATTAATAGCAAATGTATCAACATCAGCCAAAGCACCTTTACCACGAATGAATGAATTGATAAACTGACTATCGATATTCACAAGTGTATTGAACTCAGGTATGTTCTTTAATTCAGGTACATCTGGTATGACACCAATAGCAGCCAAAACATAATCAGCTGAAATAACTGAATCTGTTAGGTGAAATGCTACTGGTTGTTCATCATCACTTGGTGGTGTTATTAAACTGAAATCAATACTATCAGCTAAAGTACCTAACATCTTTGACAACAATGGTGTGTCATAAACACCCACTTCAAACTCTGGTAAAGTTTGTTTTGACAAAGTTAATTCACCCAATAAACTTTTGTCTGGTGAAATAAACCTAGTGGACAATGTATCTCCACTTGATTCCCATTTGACAGAATTTACATTTCCGCCAAGATTGTATTTTTGGATAAAAGTATCCAATACTATTTTATTCATTGTTACTACTCCTATTATGTGTTAATATACGAATTTTTTTCATTAAAGTCAATCAAAAAAACCTTTCAATTGAAGTTTTTTTTACATCACGATAATTTATAAAACTAAAAGTTCCTTTTTTTGCCTGTTCTCCAAATATCATTATAGACATCGGCAACCACAATCCTCTTGGCTCATCATTAAAATTTACCTCTCCATTTATAAAACGGATTTCGGAATGTGGTGCTACTTCTGCCCACCATTTAGTATTACTACGAACTGGTATTAAACAAACTTTAGTTCCACCGTTGTGGATAGTTTCAATAAATGCTTTTCTAACCCATTTATTTAAATCTCTACTAAAAGGTGGATTCATCCAACAATTACCACCCCAAGCTTTTGTAAGAGCATTATCTTCTTTAGTCCAATACTCAGGTAATTTATGATTTAATTTACTAGCACAAACATCCCTTGTTAATTCAAATTCTTCTATCAATGGATTAACTAAAGCCAACGGAGTGCTATACTCTATACTCTTACTTTCCCCTACTACTTCTGTACCCATCAAAAAAACCTTTCTATTGAAGTTTTTTTATCAATGGGCATATCCCACTTCATACTCTCATAGAATAACTCTATTTTCTTCTTTAGGGCTTTATCAAACAACTTATCCCTATCTATATACTGAGCAATAAAATCCATAATCTCTTTAGGATCATCATAACCCTTGTAAGCTATGGCATCGATATTAAATGGATTGTCTTTCAAATATACCCATTTGATTTTACTACTATTTCTAATCTGCTCATGATTATTGACTTTAAAATGTTTTAATAAATCATTATAGATAACTGATGCCTTAACGTGAACTGGCGCACCCTTTTCCATTTCGGTAAACATAGACTTACCTTGAAACCCAAGTTTTGTCTTTTTCTTCGTGTATTTCTTTATACCCTTGACACCACTTGGTAAAGATATGTTTGTAATATCGTGGTCATTTAGACTCTTTTTAAAATCCAAAATAAACTCATCAATTCTTTCTTTATCGACTTTAGCCAATATAGCTTTCAATACCTTTGTCATAAAATCACGAAATGCGGGTGGGAATGAACTTCTGACAATATCCAATCCCTTAACATCAAGTTTTTCACATGGAACACCGCCATCGTTAATAATCCATTGACCATATCTTTTCTTGGTAACCCAAAATGCACTCTTGGCAATCATCTCTTGTTTAATCTCAAAACGATGGTCGCCTTGAATATTCAAGAAGTTTTTAGCAAAGTAATCATATGACTTATTAATATATGTTTGAACCTCTGAAGCAATATCAAGAATTTGTTCTGTCATAAACTTATCATCAGTTGTATCGGCATTTGGTAATCTGTTTTTGACCAATGGTAAAGCACTATAGAATACCGAATCAGTATCGGTATAAATACAATAGTCTTTATCATCTTTGAGTATTTTATTATAATAATTATTCGTAACCTTTTCGGTAAATTGAATTAACTTAACACCAGTAGTTGTAGTACCAGCGGCATTGTCAATATCATAAAACCTAAATACTGATAATCCCAATACTCCATATAAACTATTAAGTAGAATCTTTTGAACGTGTTGTCGTCTGTTGAAATGACTACTTAATTCTTCATCGCCCCCTTTACCATATTTTTTAGACAATGCTCTATATTCAACTCTTTCATTAAACCACTTTTCCAAGATAGCAGGTATAACACCTTTCTTGGATAAATCATATATGACTCCATTGGATGATATTGAAACATTATTTTTATTGAAGAAATCTTTTAACTCTCCATTACTGAATCGTCTAATTATCTTACCATTCTTTTCTACAGAATATGTCTTTGTAACTCCTTTGATAAATTCTTCCGCATCCCAACCATTAATCTTACCTATTTTGGTTTCGGGAGACATATTTAAACTCATAATGATTGATGGATACATAGAAGTCAAATCCAAATCAAACACCCAATCATAACAACCAGGTTCAGGACTCTTCACGTAAGCACCACTATATCTACCTTCCGAACCATCATAACTGACATCATGGGCTTTACTTGGAGCTACTAGATTTAAACTTTTTAAATAAACTAACATCGCACCTTCAATATAACGAGAACTGAAATAAACCTCTTCATAAGGTATCCTACCTAAATGACATACACCTTTTGCCAAGTCTATTAATTTTAGTTTGTCATCGAGAGCCTTGACAATCTTAACATCATTCAAATTATACTCAATAAACTTGTCAATGTCATCTCTATATAAATCATCTAATGTGCCTTCATACTCAACCTTACCAATTCCAACCTCAATAGTTCCAATATGGTCTAGCCTATAACTTGATTGTTGAGTAAAAGTAAACTTTCTATATAAATCCATATAATCTAAAGCACTAACACCAGCAATACGATACATCTTTTTGTTTGGATTGTACTTTACAATTTGAATAGGTGAAAGAGCATTAGCAAACTCCTCACCCAATACTTTAGATATTCGATTGTATAAATAAGGTACATCAAAACCATTTATATTCCAACCAGTAATTACAGTTGGTTTGACACTCATCCAATATCGTAAAATACTTTTTAATAACTCGGACTCGGATTTAAAGAACTGAATATCAACATCATCCTTTACTTTATTTTGACCTTCACCTAAAACATAAACTACATACTTTTCATCGTGTTTAGTATAAAATGCTACTGAAGTAACTTTGTTATTGGCTTTTGTTGGTTCAGGAAAACCATCCGTAACCTCTACTTCAATATCAAAAAATAATTCCCTATGGTCTTTAGATGGTTCATCTGAATCTAAATATCTATCTAAAAGTATTCGTGTATCTAATGGTATATCTGACTCAAATACTCTGCCTGTTTTAAAATCTTCTTCTGTCCAATACGTTACTTTCTTTAACTTATCACCATAAATGGAACGATACTGACCACCACCATCTCTGACATAAGCATAATTCTTAAATATAAAATTTTGGTAACCAGCTACATCATCCCATAAATGAACTTCAACTTGATTACCACCTCTCTTTTCACACCAGATATTTTGATAAATAACTAACCTCTACATTTATGTCTGTTAAAATTGTTTATTGACCTTAATATACAACTAAAACCATATATAAGTCAAGTATTAATTACATATTGTTTGAATTAATTTTTAAGATACAGCACAAGGATTATCCATATAAAACAACCTCACAATAATCATTATTACAAAGAAAAATCATTTAGTTAGCAAAATCCTGGTCATCGTTATCACCAGTCATTGGAACTATTTCACATACATCATTGTTACAAAAAACATCTACCTCTGCTTCTTCGTGTTTGATAACTCCAAATGATAACTTACCAAGTTTTTTAATTTGTTTATTATATTCTTCCTCTGTTATTGCTTCGTATGGCATTTGTTTATATGCTCCTAATTCGTGTCTTGGTAATAACGATATGCCCTTTAATCTATATTGGAAATAATTTAAAACGTGTGGTAATTCATCTGCTTCTGTTTCGGGGTCAAATGTAGCAGTACAACTAACTTGATTATCTGCCCAATGTCGTTGTAAGAACGCGGCTAAACTGAATTGTTCCCAAATCGAAAGTTCAGCCGCTGTTCTTATACCCTCTCCTACGTCCACAGGAACCTCTACCACCATTGTTGTATCTTCCGAACCAAAAGCTGGTTCTAATTTATAGTTAGCTTTTCTTAGTGGTTCTAATAATTCTGAATGCTTGGATAGCCTCATTCTTCTTATGTAAAATCTAGATTCCGGATAGTGCATTCCAGGTGTTGCTCCTACCAAAAGTGAAACCGTTCCACTTGGTTTAACTGATGTGGTTTTTATTGATTTTGGTACTGCTAACCAATCACTATATTGCTTATCCCAATCTTGTATTGTATTATATCCACTTTCTAACCAAGTTCTTAATTCTTCCATTCCATGTTTAGTAATAAATTGGGCAACCCCACTAACACTACAACCAATTCGTCTATTTCTTAACATAACTCTATTAGTATCTGGCCAATGTGTTTTTCCAAGTGTTACGGTTTTGGCATATAAATAGGCATATTTAAGTGTCCTCTTATAGTCCTCTAAATCTTCATGATTGCTTGGAAATGTTTCCACAAGACAGCATAATTCGTATGATTCAAGTGATTGTTCTAGACAGGGGTTGCCACCTGCCACTCTATGATCTTTATCATCACCACCATTTTGCATACGAGAATATTTTCTCATGTTTTCTAACCATGCGAATCCTGGTTCACCATTATCATTAATTCTCTTACATACATCAGTATAGTCCATACCGAGTTCAGCAAAGATACTATTATTACTTGTCCACCCATACTCTTCTCTATCCGGGTTAACTTTATAATTTTTTAAATCCAAATATTCATCATCATATGGATCTCCAAATACAATCTCCGCTGTTCGTCTTACGTTCCCTGCTACGACACATTTACCAATTAGGTTCATTATATCCACAATTGTAGTTACTGTAATTGGTTCACCTGAATTATCATCTAGTACATTACGAATTTCATCGTGGACTTCTTTCAATGGTTCGTGTCCACTTGATACTCCACCAAAACCTTTGATTACGGCTCCAGCTGGTCTGATTTGGTTATAATCAAATTCAATATGTGGGAGTCCATGAAAATAACTTTCCAATAACAATCGTAATGATTCTACCCAACCTTCACGAGTATCGGGTATCATATAAATTTCTTCAGTTCTATCTCGATTAATACCCTTGACTATTATCTCCCCCGCACCCTTTGTATCAAATCCAACTCCAACACCCAACATACTTGCATCCATTAAAAAACAGAATGGTTTTGAGTAATCGTCTTTTATTGTTTTGGTAGATACAAAGGCACAATTGTTTAGGGCGGCATACAAACCTCGTTCTTCGGTTATGGTTGTTCCCATAGCCCAAAGACCTCGGCCGGGTGGCAAGAACTTCATATTGAATATGCGGTCATACATCTCATGCGCTGACGCTTGTGCTTGCCACGGGTTCCACCCTAATTGATGTGAATCAATCCAATTTTTTTGCATAGAGTAAGTTCCCTCTACGACTCGTTGTACGGTTTCCCACCATCTTTCATTCTTACCATTTTCTTTGATTCGAGAATAGGTTCTCATGTAAACCAATTCACCTAATCCGTTAAATCCAAATGGTGGTTTTTTTCTTTTATATTTGGATACAAAATTATCCGATAAAACAAATTTCTTACTCATAAAGTACTTTCCTGTTAACTGTTAACTATTTTTTGATGTGGAGGTCTATGATAAATATAAACATTACATCCATTGTTCCCATTGTTTTATGGGATTTTCCAACTTATTTACTCATTAATGATTATAAATTTACATTTTTTATTTAACAAAAACATAAATTGGCTCATACTTGTATCCAGCTCCCATAATGCTTGATAGAGTTAATTCTATCGTCTGTTCTTGTTTAAATCCCAATTCTTTGGAAATCCTAATTGTTTCTTCTTCGATAAATTTATACTTTGGTGTATTTGCTATATTGATTAACATATATTTATTTGGTTTTAATCCGTTATAGCAATTCTCAATTGTCTTTTGTAAAAATCCATTTACCCATTTATCTTCAGTTGGATATTTCTTGTAACTTTGTGTTGGTTCATCCGAATATTTCTCCGTGTCAAAATATGGCGGTGAAGTAAAACATAAGTCCAAAGACTCTTTATCTGGTTGAAAAACTTCACTACCTAATTTATGTAATTCTACTGACTTTTCCAAGTAAAAAAAATCTTTTTTTATCTTTTTTAATCCTTCAAAGGTTCTACTTGATGGTTCTGTTCCAATATACTTTTTTCTTGAACTTGCCAGAAATCCAATCAACCTTCCACCCCAACCACAACTCATATCCCAAATAACATCACCACCAAACTTCTCGTAAATCAGTTTAGCAGCAGTTGGTCTGAAATTACTTACGGCTTGTGTTCCAGTATAAATTTTCAACGATTGTCTAAGTCTATTTTCATGAAAAATACTCTTATGACCTTCTTGATGCTTTGAACACCAATTCCAACATTTTCGTATAAGTGATTTAAACTTATCATCATCTAAAAAGGTTTCCATTGGTGTTAATTTAGCATTACCACATTGTATTTCCCAAAAATATGGAAAATAAGTCCAAGCCAATCTCAATCCGTGCATCGTTTGAATAATTTGATTGTCTTTGAATATCGTATCGACATCAAACCGTTGAATCTTTCTCATATGTTGATGTTTTTCATCTTCACGTATTCTATAGTGTGGAAATCCATGCCTACGATAATAGTCAAATATGACTTCAATGCCATATTCAACATCATGGTTGTCTAAATCATTCTTGACCTTTTCAAACTCTAAATCTCTCTCATCATAACCAAGAAACTCACTTAATACTTGTAAATTACTCGTCATTCATTAAATCATCATAACGAGCAGACAATATGGCTTTCGTTTGATTATCTCTATTGTTAATTTTATGTTGAACACCTTTACCCTGTATTGAACTACTTTCATAAATCTCAATCTTACCAATATTGGTATTTATCTTTGCTGGATAAGTCAATCCATCTGGACCAAATCTATTCTTAATAACGTGAAATCTACCTGTATTACCTATCTTATCTTCTATCTTACGACTTAACGACATAACGAAATCTGCTGTCATTACTTTAGCATAACTTTCGGCAACTTTACTGGCTTCAATAACATCTTCATCCAAAGCACTTCTATTGGCTTGACTTGCTGTCCATATTGGTATTTGCATTTCACCAGCCAAACCTCGTAAATCCTCATAAATATTTCCGAGTGCGTGTCTCATCTCTTGTGATTTATTTACATCTTTCATAATGTCAGCATAATCCACCAATACCATATCAACTTTAGTTCCAAAAGTAGTCACTTTCTTCAAATGAGCAGATAATGTATTTACCGTACAGGCTTTAGTTGGATAATACTTAATAGTCAAATTACCTTCTAAATTAAATAACTTTTCCATTACTTCTTCTTTATGATACTTTAAGTTTTGACTCTCTACACCACTAAAAATACTATCGTATCGTAACCCAACGTATGCCTCATTTAATTCTAATGTATAGTGAACTACATTCAATCCTTTAGATATTGCATAAGCACCCATAGCACTTAATACCCAAGATTTACCAATACCGGCTGGAGCAACTACAACACCCAACTCACCAGCGCCTAATCCACCTTGCATTAATTCATTCATTATATCCCACGGTGTAGGTGATGTGACACGAGCAGTTTCAGAATACCTTTCTTCTATATCTTGTAAATAATCGTGTCCTAAATTTCTTTCAACACCAGCTTGCATGGCATTATCTATCAAACCTTTTATTTCATCACTATCGCCATCTCGTTCCAATATTTCAGCCGACCTAACGATAGCATCTTTCAATACTTGTGATTTATGGAAATCTAATGACTTATCTTTAACATAATCAAGGTCTGTTGCTTCCATGCTCTTAAATACTTCTTTTAATACATCTTTTACATTAACCTGCAATAAATCAGAGTCTATTTCTTGTATTTTAATTTTAAAGACATTCATAGTGATAACATCTTTATATTCGTTGTAATATTCTCTTATTTCCTTTATTAACCAACGAAAAGCATCATTACTCGTATATTTCTCATCCAATATGTCTACAATTTGCTCTAAAAACAATTTATCCGTAATCAAGCAAACAATAAACTTTATTTGAAAGGAATATCCGTATTCTGATATAGTTTTTGTTTTATTCATTTCTTATTTTTCCAATAATGGTCTAAAATGTTAAATTCTGTTAACCAATTATCAAAATTTGGTATTTGTCCCCATAATTTATCCTTTACGAACAGAGTTTGCAATTGGTACTTAACTAACTTAGGTGCTAGAGAATTAACCGTATCCACAATCTTCAATTTTGTTTGATTTTTTATATCTGGATCATGTAGTTGCATTAAAATGTAATTTCTCTTTACTATATATTCATTTTTAACCAACATATCCGAAATTCTTGTTGTTTTTTTATTTGCTGAAACCAATAATTTCTTGGCATCAAAATGTTCATCATCAGTTAATGATGGAAACTCTTTTATCAAGGTCTTTACTCCAATTCCCCTTACACCAGGTATACCATCTGATTTATCTCCATCTACTATCCTACAAGTTAATACATTTTGTGGGTAAACTCCAAACTCTTTTTTTATTAATTCTCTATCATAGGTTATTTTCTTAGTAGGTGAGTATAATTCAACTCTATCATTGACTAACTGATAAAAATCCTTATCGGCAGACATAATAGTACACTTTGAATTTTTTAATGTTGATGTACAGATATAACTTATAACATCGTCAGCTTCGAGATTATCGAGGGATAATATAGTAATGGGGAGACACTCCAAGTATTCAACTAACCTAGTGAGTTGAAGTCTCATCGATTCATTTTCATTATGTGGTCCACCCACCCAATCCACATTTCGATTCAATCTACTGCGTACTTTTCTACCGGCTTTATATTCAGGAAATACTTTTTGTCGTGGTTTGGAAGAGTTTTTACCGTCAAACACAATAATACAACGAGTAGGTTTAAACTTGTTAATTGTGTATCGTATCGATTTTAAAAACCCCACCAAACCACCTACGTGGCTACCATCTTCATTCAAAGATGGATTGACACTAAATGCTCTTATGAAAGTATTGAACCCATCTACAACTAAAACATGGTCATCTAATTTCCGTGTTGTAGGATTGGTTTCAATATCATCTTCGTAGTCGTAAAATCGTTTAGTTAATAAATTTCTATCATGACCATTACTCATCCGCAAACTCATCTTCAGTAGTGACATCATCTATGCCTAATTGACCAGAATCATATTTTAGAATTACCTTTTTACAGATAGAATCATAAATATATTCTTGAGTATCTACATCCGAAAGTAAAGCACCAAAATCTTTAGATTGAAACTTATGTTCCTTATCATTTTGGTCAACAAAAGTATACCAAGCGCCAGCTTGTTTGACTAATTTGTGATCTTTCATCACACTTAACCAACTAGCAAAATCATCAATACCCTTGTCAAAGAAAAGTGGAAACTCAGCACTCCTCAATGGAGGACCTAATCTATTCTTAATGACTTGAGCTTTGATTTTAATACCAATAGTATCTTTTTTATTATCTTTGATTTGTCCCATATTCTTTAAACGAATACGAGTGGAAGCGTGAAATGGTAATGCCTTTCCACCACTTGTTGTCCAAGGATCTCCGAACATTACACCAAGTTTTTGTCTTAACTGATTGGTAAAGATTAAACATACTTTTTGACGAGCAATAAGTTGTGTAATCTTCCTCATGGCTTTAGATAAAACGATTGCTTTACTTGTAGCCCAACCATCTTTATCAAAGTCAGCATCCATCTCCACCTTAGTGGAAGCGGCAGCTAAACTATCAACCAATATCGTAACTAATTTATCTTTACTTGATTCACGAATTTTTGTAACAATCGTTTCAATCGTATCGAATATATCTTCAACTGTTTCCAAGTGAACATATAACATACTATCTGTATCTATTCCGATTGCCTGTAAGAATTCGGCTGAAACGGCAGACTCAGTATCTATATAAACAGCGAGTCCACCTTTCTTTTGAGTAGAGGCAAGAGCATGAGCTCCAATCAATGATTTACCACTACCTTCAAGTCCATTTATTTCAGCTATTCGACCAGCGGCCAAACCACCGTGTGGTTTATTTGATATTGCTAAATCTAATAACGTAGAACCTGTTCCAACCCATTCCGTAACATCGGTTGGAGTTTCCTGTACCCCATCAAGAAAATAAGCTACTTGATGAGATTTGAATTGTTTGTTAAGTTCGCCAGCCAATACTTCAGCCAGCTCATCTCTATTTGACATGAATTTCTCCTATTAAAACGATGGGGCGGAGAAAGGAGGAAACCACCCCACCGTACCCGCGGGAATTATGAATTAAATAATTTATCAAAATCATCTTCTACTTTAGAAGATGCTTTAGTCGTAACCATTTCAGGTTCCGGCGTACCAGAACTGTCATTATCCGTTGGGTTTAAGAAACTTGAAAGATGTTCTTTCAATTCGTCAAAGGTTGGTTCATTATACAACTCACCAATATTGGGTTGTCCATTCAAAAGCTTTTCCAAAAGTTCAGAATCATCCGTAAGAGTTGTCTGATTTGGTTTAACTCGAATAGTTGTCTTACCATACTGATTGCCGGCTTCAGCGGGTGTTTGTCGTTCAACGACAATATCACGACCAACTGTAGCATCGGAAATATCACCGTAATCAGGATCTGCGATTATACCAAGAAGTTCTTGATAAACAGTTTTACCAAAACCCCAAAACTTAACACCTTCTGATTCTTCACCTCGAACTACAACAGGAACAAATGTTCTCATTTTAGGTTCAATTCGTTTTCCTTGAATCCACTCATCTTTGTTACCACTAGACTTCAGTTTATCAGCAAATTGCTGAACTGGATCGGGGCGACCAAATGATAGTGGAGACAAAACGGTTTTGTTAGGAACTAAACTGTAATGAAAAAACAACTCACTAAAAGGATTGTTCTTATCATGTGTATAAGGCACAATTCTTACTTGTGATTTTCCTGGTTGTGGTTTCCAAAAGTTGTTAGATGTAGTGTTCTGTAACTGATTAAGACGGCTTTTTATAGCATCAATATCCATTATTATTCTCCATAGTTATGTTTAAGTGTTATTGTTATCTATAAATATTTAATTAAAAACATTTAAGTATAACGTATTCATATAATATACGAATTTTTTTGTTAAAATACAAGCTTTATTTTTTTAATAATTGTTCAACTTTTTCTTCTAAGGCACTTAACCTATCTTCGATAGTTTGAGGCTTTGTTCGGTATGCCATAAATTGTGTATAAACCATATCAATCATTTTCTCTTGTGATATAACATTGGTTGGCAAATCGTTTTTGTTTTCTCCATACCATAATATAACACTTTTTTTCCAATTATCAAAGTCTTTTTTTGAAGAATTTTGAATATCAAATGTAGGAATGGGTTTTAATGGTTTTCTATCTTTCAAAGGATTGGCTTTTAAAAATTGTTCTACATTTCGTTTGTCCTGATAACCTAATAGAAAAGTTCCTATGTTTGAATTATACAACATGGGAGTTATTGCTCTTAATTTATTACTCGCAATGACTGTATCGTAAATAACTCTTGATTTTTTATCATCAATATTTAGAATTTGAATTTTCTGCTCATCATTCAAAGTCTTGTTGATTTGTTCTATTGATGGTTGCATTCTTCTACACCAGGCACAACCACTTCTGGTAAAATAATATATAGGTGAAACCATTTATAAGTCTATAATCTTTAGTATCCGTGTAGGTATTCTTTGTAAGCCTTCTTTGTTAGAAATCAGTATCATGTTTTTGTACATATCCCATTCGACCTGATAACTTGTATCCAATACGCCATTATTAATTGTCTTGATTAATTCATTTAGTGCATTAATCGTATAAAGTGTATTGGTTATTTTCTTTCTATGTAGTGAAATAGTATTCTGAACTAAATTAAAGTCAATGTCATCTTCTTGATTTACATTATAAGTACAGATTAATTCTTTTGGTTTATCTTCGTTTTGTAATACATAAATCTTATCAAATACGATTTTAAAATTCTTTGTTATGTCAATAATTGATTGATCGAGATTAAATTGAGTCGTGAATGTGCAGAGTAGTTGAGTTTTCATTATGCTTCCTTAACTTCACCAGTTTTTGCATCAATTGTCTGACCATCATCTGTTAAATCTACAGGAGCAGGTGCACCATCACCAGTAAATGACAATTGACAACCGCCACCTGTTCTACCGGCAGTTCTTTTTGTTCTAAATGTTATTGAATAATCATTTGGATTTTGAGTTCCCTTTGATGTCACAAATTTTGGTTCACCATTATCATCATAGAATTGTTTGTTATGCTCTAAATCATTTAAAGCTTCGTTAGTTCTGATGTTATTAGCAATTTCTATAGCAGACAGTAGAGCCTCTATCTTTACACCACCTTTTTGTACTAAATTTTTAGCATTATTTTCACCAAGTAAAGCAGCTGCATGGTCTATTGTAATTACTTCACCCAATCTTTTTTTATACCCACCTTCTATTTTAGCTACTCTTTTACTAAATTCTTTCCATCTAGCCCCTTCGTTTGGAAAATCTATACCATCAAGTTCTTTATTGATGTTATCAATTTCGTCCATATACTCTGATGTCACATTAGCTATTTCGTTCATTTCATCATCAGAAAATGTATCACCCAATCCCACTTCAGTTAATGCATTTTTTATAAATCCTTTTGTTTTTTCTTTAGTTTCTTCTTTGGTTTCACCCTTTATTAACTTATCATTAATAACTAAAGTATGACCAGGTTCACCAAGATATTGACCTTGATTATTTTGTTTAGATTCATTTTGATGTAATTCACAAATAGTTTTTGAGTTAGCGGGACACCCATAAATTCTTCCTTTTTTTCCAAATTTACAACTAATTAATGAAACTTTTTCTAAAGTACCACCCTTTATCTTATCTCCGGCTGGGAAATTACCAGCGGATGGTAAATAAACTTCTTCACCGGATGCTAATTCTTGTTCATATAAATTATTTTCAGCAAGTTGTTTCATAATTGAACTAGCTATATCAGGATCACTTTTGTGTAATTTTACCATCAAATCATTGTAACTAGCAGCAATAGCCTTTTTTGCATCTTCACTTGGTATATCGTAATTATTTAAAACATCTTGCATTCTTTTTTGGTGATTTTCTAAAGATGCCAAAACACCTTTATCCACATTACCTTCTTTAACTTGCTTTTTAGCAAAATCAATTGTATTCTGTAGAGCTGGATTGTTGATACTTTGTGCTAAATAATCCTTTGAGTGTTCACTACTTGGCATTTTAACTTTTCCATCTTCCCCCCTTACGCCAAATATGCCATGTAGTCCTGGTCGTATTTTTTGTAGTATTGGATGGTTTTTAAAATAACTAGATACGTTATCATCATCTTTTGGTTTAATAATATTTTCATCACCTAAATCTGGTTTAGCAGCCGTTGAAAATCCTTGTGTAACAGCCTTAGAGTTAAATATTTTTGTTGGACCTAATAATGATTCTATTTTTTGAACTAGATTTTCTGTATTTTTTGTTCCATTACCTAATATTTTTCTATCACCTCCTATATTATTGAGATAAGCTTTTCTTTGTCCTGACTTTGGCATTTCATTAGTTGAAAACCCAGCATTATCAATTAACCATTGAGCTGCTTCTTTTTGGTCTTCTTTCGATGCATCTTCATTATATAAAGTGTTTATTTTTTCTAAAGATTCTTTTGCTAATTGTTTTTTATCATCACTTAAAAATTCAATATTATCATTTACTCTGCCATCAAAATCAGCAACTACCTTTTGATTATCTGGACTTATATTTTTTTCACCACCTTCTTTATCTTCTTCATCCTCTTTATCAAATGGATTAGCATCTATTTTCATTTGTTTTGTTGGTTCTTTTTCCTTTTCGTCATCATCACCATCGTCACTTTGTAATGCATTAGCCACAATATATGCTGGATGTTCTTTCTTCATCCGTATAGCACTTCCGTAAGTGGTTTCCTTATCTTCCATATCACCAGTATTTTTATTTTTTAACTTATATTTTATTGGCGTATCGTCTGGTATTTTTTCTTTTTTCTCTAAAAATAAAATAACACTATCGGTTGTTTTGGTATCAATACCTTTTGATAAACACAATTCTTTCAACAATACTAAATGATAAGCATTAGATGGATTAGGTGTTCCATCGGGAACTTTTGCTCTCCAGTCAAGCCATAATGAATTTAAATTAAAACTCATAATTCTTTATATTTCCATAGTCAAGACCAACTTTAGTCTTTGTTGTAAACCCATTAGTTTCAAGTATTTGTTTAATCTCATGTATTGTTTCTACTCCATCTTCCTTCGAATAGTCAAATAAAAAACTATCGTAATTATAATGAACGATTTTTGTTTTCTTTGTTAATAAATATGTATGTAATTTCATTAAGAGTTTAACATTTCGTTCAGTTTCATATGATTGAATATAGTAGTTAAATAACTTCTGAGCATTTAGATTTTCCAAATTCTCTTCTTTCAAAGGTCTATTATAAATATGTGAGTTAATTCTTTTATTCTGATTAAATTCATCCCACATCTCATTTATTAAATTTTTCGTCATGTTTAAGAATTCAATTTTATTCGCAACTTCATTAGGTATGCCACCATACAGGTATTGAAATGTTTTGGTTTTACCCTTACTGATATCAACATTATATTTATCACTCAAGTATTCATGTACAGATGTATTGGGGAATTCATAACCAATTAAATCACCAATCAATCTTGGATGATAGGCATCAAAGTCAAATTCAATAAAGACATCATTTAATGGAGAAAAACATTTCCTATGTTCTGGTGTCAAGGCAGCAAAGTTTAAATTATTAATACTATTGGATGGTCGGGATGTCGTAGTGAAGAAATTATAATTCTGATAGATTTTTCTTTCATGGATGTATTTAGCCATTCTGTGACCAAAGGTTGAGATGATATTCGTATTGACTCCAATTCCATTCAGTTCTATTAGGGTGAATGCCTTTGTGAACTCATCGTGGAACAATTGTAACTCTGGTGTGATAGATAAATCATCATCTTGGTAATCCATTTCTTCCATTATTTTATGCATTGGATAGTAATACATGAAATCACTATCATGATAGAAGTTAGAGTGCTTTACCTCATGTTTTACTTTATTAAAGTGCCAATAATGCACTACATTCATGTCTAAATAATTTAAATCGTTTTTTATAAAGGTTTTGTAGTCAATTCCTTTATGAAGTATGTCTTTATTTAGTTCACCGACTTGTTTTTCATAATGGTTAGCATAGAGTATATTCTGGTCAAACATCAAGACAATGTTGTTATTTGGATGAGACTTTGAGTAGTTTTGTTTAGACGTAACCATTTTAATCATATGTTAATTTAAGTAATTTTTATCATAAAGTCAATAGTTATTATTCTTTTGGTGTATTACGCGTGGAACTTTGAGCGTTCATATATGTAGCACTTCGTTCTTTGGCTGCAACTGTAGCTTCAGCAAGCCAAGCTTGTTTTATCGTATTTCCATTGTTGGTGCCTTTAAGCAATTTCTTATAAAGAAAATCTAACTTTTTTATAAAATCAACTGGACTTGCAAACCAATATGGCATCCTTAAACTATTTATACATTTTATATTATTTGGAGTTTTGATTAACCAAAAGTCCACTTTACCCCCATCGTATTCACTTAACTTAAAATGAAAATCGTGTATTAATCCACCATATTCATCTAATGGATCTGAGTGAAGCATATTAACAAAATTACCAGCATCCTTAATATAATCAGAAAACTCTTTTATTATATTTGTTCTATAATTTATTATCGTGTCTTCTAAAGACATAGCAGGGTTAGATTTTTGATTACGTTGAAGAAAATCCCTTAATGGATTGTTTTTTATTACACCATCATTGGTTGATGCTACAGCAACACCAAGTTGTAATTTCATACGCATTCTTTTTGTAGTTCTGACTTTTACGTCTTTTAAGTATAGCAATATTATATTTTCACCTGGTGTAACAGTAAATTTTTTATCATCTACGGCCGTTTCCATAAAACTATATATAGTGGCAGTCATAGCATAAATGTATAAAAAATCAGTTGCATTTGTAGCTGGTGTAAAACTATTAGATAAAACTCTCGAATCCAGATCATCGAAATCATCTCGTATTTTTAATTCATCTTTTCCATAGAGACTATAATCAGTATTAATTTGACATCCAGTATATCCATTAGGTAAATTAATTATAGGAAATGATGACTCCACTACGTTCATTAAATTATTAACAAATCTTCTATCGTATTTTTTTAATAGTACTGTAGTAAATAATTTACTTAAACTCATTTTTCTCTTTTCATCAACGGCTTCTTTTTTAGCATTTGGATCAACTCTCATAATAGTAGTGTAAGAAGTTGCCCAACCAGCTGGTTGTAATTTTTGTTCCACGCCGACTATTTGAAAATAAACTCTTTTTGAATATGATTTTGGTAAAAAATTAATACTAAAAATATCACCATTGTTTAAATAAGTGTTCCCATAAACAGTTAAACTTAATTCGATTGGTAATATAGGTGATACCGTACTATCTTGTCCTGAATAAATTAATTCGAGTCTGGCTTTTTTACCGAAATATTCGCGAAAACTATCACCAAATAAAAATCCATCTTTACCTTTTTTCTTTTTATTTAATGTTAGCTTATTCTTTTTCTTTTTCTTTTTCTTTTTTGGATCATTATTGTATTGAATATCTTTAACTATTTCCACAAAACTCGTAGATATTTTGGGCCCAGCAAGTTTATTTGCAGCAGTCTCTACATCATGAGCCGCTATACTTTCAAAATCAAATTCAATTTCTGTAGTTCTTTGTGTTTCATCTCTTGTATTAAGTGGTAGACTTTTATAATAAACCTTATCTGGAGTTTCTGTAAATTTATTAATCTCCAATACCTTTAAAAAATTTAAAGTATCTTTAGTTTGCTCATCAAATAACTGTGTACCAGTTTTATCACCAATTGCTATCATACTTGCAAAACCACCTTTTGGTGTTTGGAAATTATAAGAAAGATCAGAAACAATTGATTTACCCGAAGTTACATCAAAAATTAACATCTCATCTGTTTGTGGTGGCATTAAATTAGCATCCGTAATAGATATTGAAGAATGTAATCTATTTGGTGAATACATTTTAAGTTTTAAAACATCATAAGAGTCTTTATTAATTCGTTCTAATAGATAATCAATTGCATCATTTATATTTTGCTTTGTGGAAAATGCTTTTGAAATTTCATCAACACTTATAAAAAGTTCTCGTAGTGGTATTATTTTTGTTTCATAATCATTGACAGTACTTCTATCACTTATTACATCATCACTTACTACCTTACCTTCAGGGATCGGCACCTTAAAGGGAATTGCATAAGTTCCAGCAACCAATGGAGTATCTGCTTTAGCTCCAGGGTCTGCAAGATCTTTTGGATTTGCTGCTATGATTTCATCTGCCGTTGGGACATCTGCTTTACTTAACTCCCTACTACTATAGTAGGAAAAACTTCGGAGTGTACCTGTAGGATCACTTCCATCTTTAGCGGGACTTAAAATCCCGTCTATAATGTGATTTAATGTAAGAGGTTCCTGGCCTAAAATGTTCAGGGTATAAATTATAAATAAACGTTTATTAGATTCTTTCACATGGAACCCATAGTCACCTAATTCCTCCACGGTGAACGATGGATTTCGAGCTACACCTTTCTCAACTTTAAAAGTTACTATCCTTGGGGTGGTTTTGGGCCCAGATGTCTTTCCTTTGCCTTTATCGTATGTACTTGTCCAATTCTCTGGATATAAAAATACGGGTAATGCCTCATTGGATTCTACTATTTGTTTTTGTCTAGTATATAAATTGTCATCAAATCGGATCCAAACATTACGAAAATTAAAATTTGTATCAAATTTTCCTGTCGCCTGTCCTATTGTTTTATTTCCCTTTTTAGTTGTTGTTTTTGCTATAAGATTATTTAAAAACAAATCTTCAAATCTACCAAAAGACATATAAAGTAAGTCTCTGTCATTTGAAGTACCACTTGTCGGGGTTAAATTTTGATAAAAGAAACCTAATTCTACAGCACTTTTAGGTGTAACACCAAGTTCTGTGTCATCTATATTTAGTGTATCTTCAAAAAATTTATTTATTGCTAATTTCTTTTGTTTTGCATTAAAGGTATCATTCATCATCTTTAATTTAGTATTAACTAATAAACTATTTCCAGTTAAAATTGCAACTATTGTATCTTCAATTTGATTTGCAAATATAAATTTTAAATTATTTTCATTAGTTATTTCTTGGTCTAATAGTGTTGTGTTTTGTGAAACTAAATCAATTGTACAATTAAAAGAACCTTGTTGAGTAATCGTTGCATTAAAATTTTTAACCACACCAACAACCGTATCCACTAATCCAGCATTTTTTTCTAAAAAACCATCATCATATTTGATAGGTTCTTTTTTACCATCTTTCAAATAATAATATTCACCACTTTTTGGATTTTGACGAATTGCATTTATACTTACTGGAGGAACATCTCCTAAATTTAATCCACCATATATAAACCTTTTAAATTCTGATAATTCAGTATCAGTTTTTGTTACTTTTTCTTTTACATCATATAAATTATCAAAACTATCACTCCATCCATAATCTACAATAACGGTTGCACCTGGTTTCATAAAAAATGGTAAAAATATACTTTCAAAATCTACTTTATTATGAACTACAAACTCTACAGTTGTATTTTTAATTACACCTAAAGAACCCTCATTTTTAGTACTGATTGATGTTATTCCAGCTTTTGGTTTTAAATATGGGTTATCACTTAATTCATTATCACCTATGGGATCATTTGGTTTATAACTTTCACCTCTGTTATCATTAACGACATGAAAATTAACCTTTTCAATTTTAGTGGATTTGCCGGATTTATCTGTAATACTACCTGAAATTAATGATGCGGTCCACATTCTTGCAAATGTAGTTCTATCACCAAGATAATCTTGATTCTCTACAATAGGTTCATTTAGATTTTGCTCAAGAATACCACTCTGTAACCTTTTGAATTTCTTTAAAACTTCAGGATCTACATTAGAACCAAAAACTCTATCACTAAATTTTGCCATTTTACTTCAATTTTGCTAATTCGGTTGAAACGGGCACCCGTAATTGAGTACCAGCCTCAATGTTATTAGTACTTAAATTATTAACGGATGCAATAAACCACCAAAATTCAGTCGTTCCATAATATGCCTGTGAGATTAAATCACACCTGTCACCATCAACGGCAATTAATAATATATCTGAATTATCTTCTTTGAATTCAGGTAAGTCAGCAGTTCCAATTCTAGAAATCTTATCTTTAATTATTCTCCGTACTCTGTCGTATCTGGACATTATGCAACTTCCCCATAAAATTTACCACTTGGTAAACTACCATTACTTGATGATGGTGATCTTTTACTTAAAATCTGATATGATATAGCTATATCAAAAAGCCTTGGTAATGAATTTTCGGAATCCCAATCACCGCTATCATTTACCGTATAGGATAATGATTTTATAAATCCGAATTGACCTTTTGCTTTAGTGCCGATATGAGCCATATAGAGTTCTGTAAATGGTGGTTGCATTCTGGTTAAAGATAAATTATCAGTATCTTGTAAATATTCAGGATAGGCTAAACCCGTTAGTCTTTCTATTCTTGTATACATCCTCTTAAATTCAGTATTGTTAGCAGGATATACTCGTAAATTAAAACTCAAGTCTCTTTCAGTTCGTTCATATTGATAAACAGGTTCACTTCTACCAATATAATTTGTTGGTGTAAATGATGGGCTTACATTTTCTGTTATACCCGTAACGAATCCTCTGAAATAAGTAAATCGGTTAGATCTAACATCTTTTATTCTAACGTAAAAATCACCGGATAATTTCTCGGGGTAGAATTTTTCGAGTGGAGGCGTGTCTAGGAGCTTGCCTTTTTTTTCTGTGCCCAAGAGGTATTTACTGGAAATTATATCTTCTGGTTTTCTTAAGCCCAATCCTAAAAATGCAGGTGTTTTAACCGATTTCTTTATAGATAAAAAATTTGTTTTGGTTGATTTTTCGCCTGTTACTGGAATTACATACTCAACAGGTTCATATTTTGCATGTTTTGGATCTTTTGGTAAAGGAGTAAAAAATTTATCAGTTAGATTATCACCTAGAGGTTCCCATCTTGTATGCATTTCTTGTTGTAATTCTCCTAAAAATGCTATTTTAGAAAATCCTTCACTACTCTGTAAAGCACCCACTTTTACAAGACTACTATATTCAACACCTCTAGCAAGTGGTTTTCTTAAATTTATACTACCAGGTTGTTGTAAAGAAGTATGATAAAAATTTAAAAATCCCACCATTGGCATAGGTACAGGTGGAGCAGTAAATTGACCAGCAAAAATTCTTGAATTTTCAGCTTGTTGTGCTACAGTTATGGCCGTAGTTGCTTTTATAGATGGTGCATTAATTATTATGGGATGTGCAGAAAATGACCTACCAACCACAATAGGTGATTTTATAAGTTCAGGTAAATCTGAAATTAAACTAACAGGCCTTGTAATACCAAATCCAGTTGCCGCACTAGTAAGGACTTCCTTTGCATAAAATGCAACTCCTGCCGAAGATGTATAAAATCTTAATAATCTTGATGTATCTTGAGCCAGTTGATGCCACGGAAATATATCTCTATTGCTTCCTATCTGTATAAGTGCATTCCCTATACCTGACGCTTCTTGTTTAGTTTTTGGTATAGGATTTACAATATAAGGTTCTCTTCCATCGCCATATCCTAAAATAGAAGCAGAACTGCCTTTTCTAAATCCACCTGAATATCCTTTAATATCCAAATTAGCTAATGAACCTATACCAGCACGATTAAAATTAATTGTTGTTTGACCATATGGAACTTCAGTTGGCCTATCAAATCTAGCAGTATGATTATGATTATAAAGATTGTCAAGTATAAATTCACCTTCTCCTAAATTATTATTTTGACCTAAATTTTGAAATATATCATCTGACCTTTTTTGTCTTTTACTGATTGATGTTGCAGTTGGATTATTTTGTGTTGCATCTTCATTTTGTGAATAACCTAATTGTGGTAGTAAATTTTGACCACCATACGGTGGTTCTTTAGAATAATGAATAGGAAATTCAATATTTGAAGGCGGTTCATCTCCACCTTGTGATAAAGGACTTGGATATTGTCTTTTTTCTAAAAAACCAATTTCTATTAAATCTTTATTTCTACCCTGTGTACCAAAAGTATGTTCACTATCCTCAATTAAAGACTGACCAGTTTTCAGTTGAATGGACTTATTAGCAAAAACACTATCAATTTGTGTAAAAGGTGTTTGTTTAAAACTACTTGCATCTTGAGATTTATCACTTACAGGTGAATCTACCCCCTTGGCTGGATTAATAGTTGAATTTCTTCCTATCTTATTAAATACTGATTTTAAATTTTCTAAGCCCATTTTATTTTCCCGGATTCATCGAATGACCACCATATGGATTTATTGCACTATTCATTATTATTCTCTGTTCTCCATGAGTTGTTTTTGTCTCTAAATGTATATTAGCAGCTACAGCCCTCCCGAAAGCTTCAGCATCCATACCACCCGTTGTTTTTGTCTCTAAATGTATATTAGCAGCTACAGCCCTCCCGAAAGCTTCAGCATCCATACCACCCATACCACCCATAGAACCGGCAGGTCCTGTTTGAAAATCATTAATACGATTTGTTGTTGCCAATACAGAATCTTTTGGGTTTAAACTAAATGTACCGGCTGGTCCCGTCATATGTGTAATTTGACCTGGACCTGATTTGAAGTCGTTTACAGGATTTACATCTCGCATTATATTTCCAGAATCATCTACTCTAAATTTTAGCGCAGCTTCTTTATCTTTGTCACCAAATCTAAAAAAGTTAGCAATAGAACGACCTGTGTTAAAAATTTCGATAGCTAGGTTAAGAAGGCCTACTAATTCTTTTTTAATATTTTGAAGACCATTTTCTCCAATAAATTGTGATAGCATATCTGCCAAAGGTCCACCAAAAGTATCTAATAATGTAGCACCGATTTGTTTTACAGTATTTACAATAGATGTTAAAGCACTTAAAGAATCTTGTCCGACTAAATCATCAAAACTCTTTCCAGCTAAAGCACCACTTAAAGTTAATTTTTCACTACCCTTTACTAATTTAGCCATTTCACTTACTGATACACCGATTGATTTAGCAAGTGATTGTCTTTGTAATACATTTAATGCATTAAACTCTGCTTCACTTCCTACTTGGTCTACTATGTTTTTAGTAGCTCCGGCAATATCACCTTCAAGTGCTAATTGTCTTGCCTTTTGAAAGTTTAATTGTTTTCCAATCATTATGGAAGCTTCTACTTCATTAGCTATTGAACTTTCAAAATCTAATAATCCCTCAGCAATTTTAGCAGTAGCGCTTAGAGATAATCCCATTTGTCTGGCTTGAACTGCCGCTTCGGCTATATTCTTTCCACCATCTTTTGTAAATCCAGCAATCTCTTCTGCTGAACCAGCCATGTCTTGTAGAACAGCTACTGGAGCAACACCTTTTTGAGCAGCTAACTGAGCGGTATTTTCTATTAACCTCTCACTTTGTTTAGCAGTTAAACCCCCAATTTGCATGAAAGTACCGAATAACTTGGTAGCCTCATCGTTGGATATACCCGTTGCTACTGCCGTATCTAAAACACTACCAGCAATATCTTTTGATTCTTTTAATGTTATTCCAAATTCAGATGATAATTGTGATGTAACAGAAAGAACATCTCCAAGATTTTTACCTATCATCATGGCATTATTACCACTTTGTATTAAATCGTTTCTGAACTCTTTATTTTTATTAGTCATAAATCCAAAAGATTCACCAACTGCATCAATCTTTTTTGAAAATGATGTAACTGTTTTAACCAATAAACCTACAACAAGACCAGCTCCACTTAATCTCGCTAGATTTTTAGGACTCATGCCCATTTTTGCACCAAATTCTTTTGCTTTAGATGCCATTCCCCCACTTAAATTGTCCGCAACTTGTAATCCTTTTTCTCTTGCCATACCTGAAAGTTTTTGAGCTCTTAATCTGTTTTTCTCACCCTTTAATATGTTATTTAAAGCTTTTTCATCATCTTTAGTAAGCCTAGATGCCGTACCCTTTTCAGCAGCTACTCTTTCTTCACTTTCAGCTATTTTTTGATTTAAATCAGCAATATCAAGTTGTTCTCCACCAAGTGCTGTTACAACTTTAAGTTGTTCAGTTGATGCATCGTTTAACTGACCTTTCCAAGTGACTTGATCTTGAATATTTTGTAATAACCTTCCTTGTGATTTTACAGAAGCATTTTGTATTTTAGATGATATTGAACCTTGAGCTGAAAGTTCTTTTACTTTTTTTAACCTATTTTGTATTGAAGATTCAATCTGTTTATAAATAGGTTTTTCAGCTGTTAATTCTTTGACTTCTTTTTGCTTTGCCTTAGAAAGTTGTTCTTGTAACCTTAAAATTTCTTTTTGAGTATTTTTATACGCAGTAGAATTGTTGTCAATATTTTGCAACAACTTCTGTTGTTTTTCTAACTCAGCAGTTATTTGCTTTGTTGTTTTTAAATCAGCCATTATCTACTTTATAACCCAGCAAATCTATCTTTAATGCCTCTTTTTTTTAGATTATTTTTTAATATAGCATTTGCTTTATTAAAATGCATCATAGCATCCTCGTAGGCTTTTTTTGTTTCTTTATCATTAGTTTTTGATTTAGATTTTTTCAATAAACCAATAAGTTTATCAATAAGACCTTCTTCCAATATATTTTTTCTATCCATAAACGACATAATACAATTCTCCTAATATATTAATAAATATTAAAAAGAAAGTTATTTAGGATTAAATCTACGAGGAATGGTTGATTGAGGTTTTGGTTGTGACTTGTCTATTTGTTCTTTTTCTTTTTTCTTCAAATCCATAAACTGTCTTAAATAAAAGTTTTTCAAATGAACTGGCATATTATAGACATCACTAAACGTAAAGCCAGGAACGCCATATATAAAATAAAATATACTTTTATGTATATCTAGTTTATTTTCCGGACTGAGGCCAAAAAAACGTAACTGAAAGCGGAATAGACACGCTCACAGTTTCACCTCCTATTTCAATTTCCGATGTCAAATCAATATCGGGAGAAATTTCTTGAATGTGATTTCTCAATGCCATAGAATCCCTTGCGAGTAAATTCTGTGTAAATTCAGTAATGGTTTCGGGTTTTGAATCACCATCCACCTCAGTAATCGTATATCGCAATCGTGTTGTGATGTCCGTAGAATATCCATATTTAGATGATTGTTTTAAATCTTTTTCAATTAATGCCTCATCCGCGCCAGTTAATAATTTAAATTTAATTTTAGTCTTACCGATATCAGTAGTATAGTTGAATGAATTATCTGAATAATCAACATCTTGGGGTAATTCTTTAAACGGGCAGGCAGATAAATCAAACGTATGACTGACTGTTTCTTCTTGATTTTTTGGATTAGTGACTTCAGCCGTGTATTCAGGACCATAAGCCAATATACGAGCTGCAACCAATACGGCATTCTTATCGCCCAATACTAAATCTTGTTGTTTAACTCCCTTTGTAACGATTAAACTATCTAGCAATTTATCAATAACAACACCTTTTTTAATGAGATTTTCAGACATCAATATATCTTCTTCTCGTGTTGTCATGTATTTTAATTCAACTTTACCTGATGATAGTGGTGAGTCTTTTGAATATACTTTTCCACCAGATGGTAAATCAATAACTTCCGTAGGGAACTTATGTTCTGACATTATAACTCCTTGATGTTAAAACTATTTAGAATTCAAGTATAGCGTAATCGTACCTTAATGTTAAGGTGATTTCAACTGGCTCTGAAGCACTAAAATCTAAATCACCAAACGCAGCATCTTGAATGTAAGTACCATATAGTGTCCATTTTTCAACAATGTCACCAACAGGTCCTAATACTTGAAATGTAATGTTTTTCTTATAAAAATCTTGATATCCATCACGACCAGTAGCACTTTCATGATGTAATCTTATCCATTCTATTACGGCAGAAGAAGCAGACGGAACAATCGGGTCATACAGTGTAATTTGCATTGTTTGCCAACGGCCTTTACCCTTGACGTACTTCGTGACATTCATATGTTCCAAAGTTACTTCATCAAAAGTAATCTGTGGTCTTTGTGCTGTTTTGATTGTAAAAGCTGGGATACCTGCAATTTCCATGATGAAACGATTCTTTAACTTCGGTTCATATGGTGTATAAAATATCTTATTCGCTTCTAATAATTCTGCCATTGTTTATCTCCTATAGTAATAAATATCACTTTATTAAAAAATTATTCAGGGAAAGCCGCGCCAGTTGGTTGAACAACAAAGTCCAACACAATAAATTCAGCAGTTCTTGCCGGTTGTAAAAATACTTGACCAACCAACATATTTCTATCAATCGTTTCAGGAGTATTATTACTATCATCCATCACGACTCTAAATGCATTCAATCCAGCATTTGACTGTACTTGTTCTAAGAATGGATTCACAATATTCAAGAATTGATTTCTCAAATCACTTGTATTTTGTTCAAATACCAATCCTCTTGAAGAACGAGCAACAAATTTCTTAACATCAATCAATAGTCGTCTTACATTTACTCTATCTAAAGCACTTGCTTTCTTCTGTGTTGTCTTTTGTCCAAACACAGTAACACCTTGTCCTGGGAACGTAGCAATTGGATTAACATTTGAGTCATAGAGTTCATCTCGTTGACTTTGACTTAATTTCTTATAAGCCTGAACCGCACTATCAATTCCACCTCTGTTTAATCCAGCAGGAGCAAACCAAGGTTGTCCAATCGTATCATTAAAATGATAAACACCAGCCATAACGACTGAAGGTGGAACAAATCGATAATTACCTGTCGTGGCATCTTGTATCTGTACCCAAGGATAATAAGTAGCGGCATAACTTGAGTTACGTGCTTCTGTATTTGTTTTAGCCGTAGCTACTGGATCAATTTTTAATGTATTATCATAAACTAAGAAACAATCACCCCTGTCTTCACATAGTGAAATAGCATCACCTATAACGGTACTATGATCAGTTTCTTGGTCAACAACTCCAGGTAAAAACAATAGATTAAAATCATACTCATCTTTATTCTTTAACAAACTTATAGCCGTAGCATATCCACCACCGACCGCAGCACCAGATGGTCTATCATTACTCGCTGACATATCCACACCTTGTGAATTACTAGCATTTATATTATCGTAAAAATTAAATGGATGTTCCACTTCACTACTTCCAAAATCACCGCTAGTTTGTGTTGAGTTATTGTTTATATCACCAAAAGCACCACCATAACTTCCACTACCAACTGATGGTAATGAAGCAGATAGAGCATTATCAGTCAAATTTCCATTTTCATCAAGGTAATTAGGTGTCTTTTTACTAAGAGTTTTTACTCTAACATATTTAGATTGATTTGGAAATTCACCAGATGGTTTTATAAAAGCAACTCCACCTTCAGCGGAAATAGTATTTGTTGTATTTCCAATTCTCTTTAAAATATAATCATTTGATTCTGGATCTAAGGATAAATTAGCATGTGTTTCAACTACTTTCTTCTTCGTAATCGTATCATTACCTTGTCTAATCAAAAGAGTAAAAGTACCTTTAGATGTATTTCTCTGTGATACTTCCCATCTAAAGTTATCAGAACGCCCACCAAATGATCCTGAAGTAAAATGGTTATTTCCAATTGAACTTGTCAACGGTGTAAGTATTGAATCTGTTCCAAGTGAACTTGAATTATTAAATTTTGGTCCATCTCCTAAAGTTTCAAGTGTAAAAACTGATGTGTCTGTTCCAGCAACACCGGTTACACCAGCAGTTGCAGTACCAATTGTGATTTGATTCGCATCAGCTATAGTACTTATTGTTAAATCATAAGTTGTTGTTACAGCAGTATCAGCAGTTATCGTGATAATTCCATCATCACTATGTGCACCTGTGATATTAGACATACTATCAACCAATACCTCTACGGCTTCTGCTAACTGAATTGCTACTTGAGCGCCAGTACCACTAGCATTACCTATATAGATATCAGCTGCATTGGTGCTAAATGTAGTGTCATTTGTACCAGGCCCAGATTTAAATGTTATGACCTGTGCAGTACCACTTCCAACTGTTATAGAAAGTGTATCTTCAGCAGAAATTGCTGTCGTACCAATTGTTACAGTTCTCGAAGCGTATACCGCGGTAGTTGCACCAGTTACGCCTCCACCGACAATAGCAGTTGCCTTATTTAAATTTGCCTCCCCCACCCTAACAATCGTACAAGGACCACCTTGTCGTAAATATTCTTTAGCAGTATGTGATGTTAAAAACTGATAATTATCACTACCACTTTCTATTAATTCACCGAATATATTAACATACTCACTATATGAACTAACTACGGTTGGGATTAAAACTGGACCCTTGACAGTCGGACCAACGATTGCCGCACCTATGGGTCCTAAAGTTGCGGGTAAGAAAGATTGGTCTATTTCGTTGGTAAATACACCTGGACTAAGTATTTTTTCAGCCATTTAAAGTCTCCGAAAGGTAATTGATTTAAATATAATTATTCATATATAAATATTATGTAAAAAACAAAAGAGAACTTTATTATGACTTTTGTTAATCAGTATCAGGTTCTTTTACTTCTGTAGATGGTGTGAATACACCAGTCTGTGGATCTAATTGACCTGGTCCGTATTTTTCAGTAATATCATTTAGAAGTGTTTGTTCTTCAGTACGAACAGATTCAAGTTCTTCAGTAATTTTAAACTCTTCTTCTTCTATAGATTCTTGTTGTTTTTCAAAATTCAATTTTGCAATAGCCAACTGACCAAACTTATTAGTAACTACATTGTACTTACCTTGTAAGTCACCAAGTGATTTCAGTTCATCTTCTGTAAATTTAATTTCTTTTGCCATGTTAATAACCTCTATGCTGTGTTAATTTAAATAAAACCATTATATATATAATTATAAAAGTTTTTCACTAAACGACACTTTTTTTGGTTTATATGCTCTTTGCATTTCAGCAGTTTTACCAAATACGTTATCTGTGAATTCAGGTATCATATATCCTTTAATCGTTATAGTTAGTTCGTTTTTTATTAATCTCTCACCTTGTGATTCCATTTGAACTTCATTAGATATATCACCTTCTAAAGCCGTTAAGAATCTATAACTTGTCGAATCACCCCAATAAGTTTCCAAGTGTTCTACCATTATGGTGTTTAAATCATTCATTTGTTCCATAAAAGCAGTCATCATTACGATGCTATACGTACATACTACAAAGTCTGGCATACCTGTTTTTATAAATTCTTCTACTGGTTTTTGACCAGTTAATACTGAAAATCTATCATATCGATTATTTTTACTCCATCCATTACTTGATCTGACTACACTAATGAATTTACCCTGAACATCGTTGTCGAATGATAATGGCATTTGGTCATTCATAGCAACACCTGTTCTCTTAATCACTATAACTGGTAAAATAATTGTATTGTTTTTATCTCTTAATACACCACGATTTCTTATAGATTTCCACCTTTCTTCATTGCCATACATAACAGGTACTTTAATAATTTCATTTGCTTCCCTAACTATAGGTTTCATCACGTTTTGCATATGTCTTATCACGGTAGTGTCGATATCAGTCAAACCAATCGATAAACCTTTACCTGCATTACGACCCGTTCCTTTTTTAATTACAACTTTTGAATTACCTTTTTCGGAACGAATGCTTGTTTGATTAGCTCGATTAATTGTCGATTCGTTTGGAGCATTTGTATTCGTTATGGGTTTAATTGCCACGGCGTAGTTTCCTTAGTTTGTCTAATTTATTTTCTGAATTATTAGCATACTCTTCAGACTTTAATCCTTTAGTAGAAGCCTTATCAATTGCAATTTGTTTCTCAATAGGAACATCTACAACACCTAAAGTTATTTCTTCCTTCTCTCCATAAATATTACCTTGTTTTAATAAATCTATTATTTCATCAAACCTATCAGCCTTTGGTTCTCCGTAGAAATTTTCACTTTCGCTATCATAATTTTCCTCAAAATCAACATCTTTTTGTACCTTCACCATCGAAGACCTTTTTGGTTTCATTACAATTGTTTTATCTAACAACTGAACAGCCATTATCTTGGTCTTTCCTCAATATTAATTGATGATAATCTACTTCTATGTGCAGTTGCCTTTATGGCATGACTAAAATTTGGATGGCCACCAATTAATTGTGGTTCAGTTACTCCATTTAATTCCCAATACACATCATTCCAATCACATACATCACCAGCTTCAGGAAAGAAATTCAAACTACCACTTGCTAAATTATTTCTCTGAAACATTAAATCTATAGTCGAGTTATTATCTGGACCAATTTCATTAAATTGTTCTACTTCAGGTGAATTAAATCGAACTAAACAATTAACCCTAAATCCAACATTAAAATACTTTGTAGCACTTTCACCATAAATGTTATCTTTAGTATGAGTAGTATTGATTTTATAAATATCAACCGATTGTCCAACTATCTCATCAATTAACTCTTCATTTAAATGGTCTATTAAATTGATTTCTTTCTGTGTGATAAAGAATGGCTTTGTAGCAGACATTTAATTATCCTATGTAAATCGGTAATGGAGCTTTATTCAATACTTCTTGTTGAGCATTTGCTTCTTCGGCTTCAGCTTTAAGTTTTTCAGTTAAACTAACCGACTCTAAAAATTCTTTTAACTCTTCTAATAATTGGGTCTTTTCTTCTCTACCCTCGGCCTTCAAAGAATCACCATCAAGAGTTACTTCGGCATCAGGTATAGGTAAGCCACTATATTTACTTCGTATTATCCCCAATAGTTCTTTGGCTAATGCCGATGTAAACTTTCTTATCCATTGTCTACCTGGTTGATTTATTGAACTATAAGTAATGAATTTATATGGAACATTTGATGGATCACTTACCCCACCTTGCATTGAACCACTCACATGATTAGTGTTTTTAATATCATCCTTTACATAATAATCAAACCATATTTTTTCACCATCATCGGTTGATTGTGGTTTTGGGAATATTCTTAAAGTATTGTTATGTAGCTCAAAACTATAAGCACTTTTTCTAATTAAATCGGATGTTTCAATTGAATTAGCTCTAGCTAAATCATAACTGATTGGTTTCAATACAAATGATATTGCCGGTGATACATTACCAAATCCAAAATTATCTAACATTTGTCTTTGGTCAAATGAACCAGCAAAGGGATCATAAAATCTCGTTACTGATGATGGGGCGTGATTAAACACTCTTTGTACTTCAATTCTTTTACCGTCTTCATTATCAGTCGCCCAAACATCTTGCAAATCATAATCTTGAGCAGAACCACTTAAAGTAATATATCCCTTTTTTAAATCTACATTACCACCCATATTAACTAATTGACCATATTTTTCAGATAATTGAACCGATGGTCCATTTGTTGGAGTTACGGGATTAGCAGAACCTGTACTTAAAGAACCAGATATTCTACTCTTCTCACCATATTGTTCCCACATCCAATTCTTTATATTGTAATTATTGATATGTTGTGAGTATTCGTTTACTGATTCTTCAAAACAAGCATAAATTGAACCACTTGGTATCTCTAATTGTAATACAGGATATCCGAGTCGTTTAGCAACCCATTTCGTTACTGAAATTATATCTGTTTTAAATGTAGAATCAGTATCATATGTACCATATGGTGTTTGTCCAGCTACAAGAGTGGAACCTGACGGGTCTGTATAGGCATAATCTAATTTTGGCATATATAATTCTCTTTAACTATAAATATATAACTTATAAAAACAAAAAGGGGATCTAAAAAGATCCCCTTTTCATATCTTAGGTTTGACCTAAACTAGATTAAATTAAATCCAAAGATTTAACTTTAATATTAGCATAGAATTCAGGCCTAATCATTTTCTTAGCATAACGAGTCATTACACCTTTTCTTGGAGTAAAATCACTTGGATCATAAACCAATGGAGTTGTAATAAGTGGTACGTAAGGACTGTATACAGCACCAGTTTCTAAGAAGTTAGTACCACGGAATCCAACAAGGATGTTGTTTTCGACCATATACGGATTTTTATAAACCGTATAACGACCAGCAACTTGTCCTACTTTGGAAACACCCATAGCGAATTGGGTAGCAGCGGCATCACCATCACCAGGAGCACTATTGTATCCAGGTAATGATTCAAGGATAGTAGCAACTTTAGGTGAACACACCACAAAGTTAGCACCACCACGAAGTGTCAAACGATGAATTTCATTTGATACTTTTTGAATCTTAGCAACAAGAGTTTGATACCACTCGAAACGAGTTCCGTAGAATGTATTAGTTGCGAATAAACTAGTAGCAGAATCATAATCCTCACCAGCTTTAGCAGACCAGTAATCAGTTGTTTGGGCATCACTAACCAACATATCAAGGATTTCCAAATCGATTTCCATCGAAATGTAATCACTCAACATACTTGTTAATTCAGCTTCAGCATCAACACTATGATAAGCGTTAAGGTCTTGAGCTAACTCAGGTGACCAAACAGCTTTCAACTTACGAGTCTTAGCAACAATAGGTAAAGACCTAAGTTCCAAATTGACTTCAGGAATACCTAGTGTATCAGTAGTAGCATCACCAGTTCTATCTTCAAAGTCACCTCTGTTACCTGCATTAGGCTCTTGAGAGTAATCAACAGTCCATGAACCAGATGCTGTATTTGCATCAGATGCAGATACAATTAACTGTACATTAGTACCAACAATTTTTGTAAATTGTGGTAATACATACGAGTCTGAAGTAGCATCAGTAAAGTTCCATGACCTAACTGATTTCTTATCAGGACGTACTAATGTAGCCAAAGGTATAGATACTTTATAGAATTCATCACCCGAACCCAAGGATGATGATATTTCTGAATTAAAGTCAATATCTGAAAAGGATGCTGCCACACCGACTCCAGAAGCTAGTCCAGCTGAAGATGTTTGATTTGATGAATAGCCATAACGACCAGCTCCATAAAATCCACTATCTTCACCATAAGGACCAGTTGATCCAGATGGAGTGTTAGGACCAGTGTTACCACCTATTGATTGTCCAGATGTCATTTTTCCAGCACTTGTACCATACTTGAAATCAAGATAAAATACAAGACCGGAAGGTAAGTTCATTGGTTGAACAGAAACTAATTCCTGTGCAACAATGTTACCAAATACTCTTCGTACCAAAGGTAGAGCAACACCTGACCATTCTTCATCACCTACTCCGCCACCAGCGGAAGGGGAAGTTTTAGAATTCTCAGAAATTAATTGACGAGCCTGGTTTTCAAGCAATACAGCCATACCAGATTTTTGCCAATCATTATCCATTCCCTCTAAAAGACCAGATTTATTCCATTTTGCTACGAGTTTTTGTGATTCTTCTTTCTGCTTCCGCATAGGGGAAGGGTCGAGAAGTGTGTTTATATCACTCATTTTCGTTCTCCAAAATTAATTGTGATTAATCATTTAAAATGCCAGCAAGTTTCTTGAAACGATCTGCGACTTGATTCTCTTCCGAGATAATCTTTGTCTTTGGTGCAGTAGTTCCAGCTTTTTTACTAGCAAATTCCTTAATTTCAGTCTTTTTAACCGAACCGTTATCTGTATACGATTCTGCCAAAGTAGAATAAACCAACTTAATCTCACGAGTTGTTTGAGCTCTATCAAAGGTCTCAACAATCTTGAGTTTTTGGTCATTACTTAGGGCAAACTCTTTAAACAAACGATTTGTGTATAAAAGTTTTGCATTAAGGATGTTAACTTCATGAAGCTTATCACGTAAATACGTAACGGCTTCCTTATATTCATTAAGCTCTGCTTGTATGTCATCAACAGACTCGTGAACTTCAGTATCTTCTTCAGATTCAGGTGTAGATTGTTCATCAACTTCTTCTTTGACTTCATCATCTTCATCTTCTTCAGTAATCTCTTCAACTTCTTCAGTTACTTTTTCTTCTTCATCGTCATCAGAACCTTCAGTAAGGTCATCATCAGAATCGTCAGCTTCAGCAATTTCTAGTTCAAGCTCTTTGATTACAGCTTCAAGATCAAGTTCTTCACCCACTTCATCATCTTCATCATCAATAGGTGCTTCTTCTTCTTCTTCATCTTCAGATACTATTGGGGCATACTTTACACCATCGATTTCAACGATTTCGGATTCTTCTACTTCTTCTTCATCAGCAGCAATTTCTTCTTCATCATCGATTTCTTGTGCAGAAACTTCTTCTTCATCCTCTTCTTCATCAGCAAAAGGATTATCATCTTCTTCAATATCGTCTTCAGCAAGTTTTGCTGATAACATTGATTTCAAATGTGGAGTAAAAGCTTCTTCTAAAGCCATCTTAGCGTTTTGTAGTGCCGTTTCACGAACTGCTTTTGCATCAGCAATAGCTTCTTTTAGTAAATCAGACATAATTGTCTCCATATATGTGTTATATTGGAATAAAGTTATTCTGGAACTTTAATAGGAATTTCTATTTTAGACACCATATGAACATGGTGTATTATGGTTATATATAAGTATAGATAAAAATTAAAAACTAATCTTTTTGTAAAGTTTTTATTTTCAATGCTCTCATCTTTCTCATTCGTCTTTTTCTAAGAGATTTCTTTTCATAATATTCTCGTTCTCTTAATTCTAATAATAAATTAGAATTCTTGACTCTTTTTTTAAAGTCCCTAAGAGCTCTTTCAATATTATTATCTTTTATCACTACGTGCATCAATGTATTATTTTGTTTCTGTAAATCTTTTTTTTGTTTTTTATTCATTATCATCTTCTTCAGTTAATTGTGCCTCAGATAAACATCCACGAGCTACTGCCGTATGGGCATCTGCTATTAGAACTATCTCTGAAATTGGTATTGGAAATTCATCTTGGTCAAACTGTTCATTAAAGACATCTAAAAATCCCTTTACTAATGCCGTACCACCACCTATTACGATTGGTACTGCATCAGGAAAATTAGGTACATTTTCAACACCTTCAAATTGAACTTTTAAATTAGTTAAAAGATAATTAATCAAAGCACCATAATAAGAACGAATTGCAATTAATACATTTGCCTCATCGGTATCTTCTTCATAAATATTTTGATAAGTAGCGGAAGATAAGTCAAGTGTAGTGGATGTTTCTTTAATGTTAGTTACTTTAGCTTTGGAAACGCCCGTATCCTGTGAAACATTATCATCTACCCAATCACCACCACGACTTACACTAAAAGATAAAGCGGTCATTCCTTGATACATAACGGCTATATTACACATACCAGCGCCCATCGAGATGGCAATACCAGTTAATTGACTATCAACCAACCCCTCATATCCAAGAGCAACAGCTTCTTCTATTTTCTTTACATTATACCCATATTGTTCAATAATAGTTCTCAATACATCTTCATGATAACTTACTTCTCTTTGCACATCAATTGGTTTAGATGGAACACAATATACACAAGTTTCTTTATCCGTAGCATCACCGAGTAGTTCACCAATAATAGCATTTAATACCGGCAAAGAATCTTTCTCCGTCGGATTTAATAAACCACTTTTCATAGGCCGTTTAAGTTCTGCCGCACTGAATATTTGAGCATAGTTAAAGGCATGTTGTCCTACAATATGTATCTTACCAGCTTTTTCGACAAAAGGAATCCTTTGTCTTTTTAACATTCTCTTGACTTGGTTCACCTCCCCATCGACAGTTAAGAATGCATTTCTTTGTTTTTTAATTGTATCTTTAGTAGCCGAAATAAAATACGAAGTACCACAATCAATTGATTTCGCCATTACTTAACCCCCCGTAATTTTTTGTTTTTCCAATTATTTTATTTGTTGCTTTATATATTAAGCCTTTAGCCATATTAACCTCTTCTAAGTTGTTTAAGTTTATCTTTTTGAGTCTTCACTTTTCCCTTTATTACCTCATCTGATTTTATAGACGATTTTGTTGGTTTTTGTACTGCTATATTTTTTTTCATCTCTATATCTATATGACCAGGTTGTACTTTTGGTGTCCTTACTTCAACTGCTGGTATTGTTTGAGCAACAGTTGGTACAAATTTTTTTTCACTTGGTTTGTAAAATAACTTTAATAATATTCCTATGATAAAACCAATTTGCCACAACAATAGTGAACAAAATAAAAATTCCCTAACCATCTCCCTTGACAGCCTTAGTAACAGCATCTCTGCGTTTCTTCAAATAAGCATCACTATCATCAGTATCACCATCATTATCGATATCATCATCTTCATCGCCAACTGGATCCAAAGCCTCATCGATATCATAGTAACGATTCAATATATTTCCCATATCTTCGTAAAGAGCAGAAAGTCGTTGATTAGTGGCATTTGCCTCAACAGCAGTTTTTTTAAACTGACCTGTCAAACCTTTGAGTTCTTTCATATTTCTCTTTACACTCACAGCATCAAACCAATCATTAGTTTCACTCAAGACATGATTTTGAGCATCTTCGGCCATTTGAGCTAATTGTTTAGCTGCTTCCATAATGTTATTATTGACTTGGATTTGTTTTCCAACTCTTGCATATGATTTTACTGCCTCAATTACTTCGTATTTATTTACTTTTGGTTTTTCATCGGCCATAATTCCTATATCTTCGATTATTCCCATTAATTTTATATTACTCATAATACTACCTTATTTTTGAACAATTTATTATATTGTTCTTTAAGTGGATGAATGGATTCATTCTGTGTTAATTTTCGGTTGATTCTTTCTTTCATAAATCTATCTGCCAAACTTTTCTCTTTAGAATATTTAGCACTTTCCCATTTCTTCTGTAATGATTTTGGTAAATCTGTTTCACTTAAACCATTATTTACAAAAGATGTAATTCTTCGTACATCAACATTTGGTATCTTACGATATCTAAATTCTTCCAATCCTTTTAACCAAGACTTAACTTCTTTAACAGAAATTCTTTTATCGGCTGATTCTTTAATTGGTTTATATTTTTTTCCGTTGATTACTTTGATTGTTTCACTCATAAATAATTCCTCAAATATAAATATTACTTTCTTAGCTTTCCAAGCTTGGTATATCTACTCATTTCCCATTTCCATTACATGATATAGTATCACAAATACTACACCACTTAATAGTAAGAAATCAAATTTTGTCAATACAAAATCCCAAATCATTGCCAGTTGATCCATTATTTATTTAACTCGTCTATACTCCCGATTCATTAAATAACCATCGGGAAGTTCTATGCGTATATGACCACGCGTTGACAATTCTTTCTTCTTTTTGAATTTGTTCATTCTTAATATTTTTAAGAATTTCTCTATTTTTAATTTAAACATTACTAATTCCATCCTATCATATACTCATCACTTTCGTAATTTACCACCCTTAGAATATCTTCTAAATCCATCACGAACTTTTCTCCACAACATTTGTATAAACTCCGCCTCACCATGATGTGTTCTTGTTACTGGGCCATGTTGAAGTCCTCTTTGTATATCCATAGCATCATATCTACCACCCTTTACACCATCCATCATTATTTTAATGACTTGCTGTGATGCTTTACCTAAATGTTTGGACATTTTTTTAATATCCATATCTAAATGTAATTTTGCTTCTTGTGAACTAAATGGAGCTGGTGTAGCCCAGAAATCTTCATTTACGGATTCTAATCCTAACATATCAGCTGCTACTACCCAATTTGCAGTATCACCTTTTGGTTTATCCAATTGAATTAGTCTAACTCTCTTAAATGACCTTTGTAAAAATTTTTGTAGTTTCTTTGCTTCTCTATCATCATCTAAAAAGTAACTCAAACTGCCTTTTCCTGTATGCATACTCACAATGGATTTTAGACCTAAAGATTTTGCTAATTTTCCCATCACATCTCGCATTTTGTCGCCCAGGTCTTCATTCAGTAATTCTTTTAATTTAATCATTACTTACCACTATGTTTTATTTCGGTTTCTAAAAACCCCTTCAACACACCTCGTTTATATAGCGCTTTATAAGCAGCTTCAGGATTACCCTGTTTGGCATATTTGGATACTTCAGTAATATATCTTTGAATACTTCCTTGCATTTGTTTTCTTGTCATTACACCAAAACCTGGAATTTGAACATTAGCATCCAAAGGTGTTTGTTTACCTCGTCTTGGTTTAGCAATCTTTGCCTCTCGAACATATTTAACTAAGTTTTTTAAACTAATCATTAAAATGCTCCACTTATAGCATCATAATCACTAAACTTCTTTTCTGCTTTATAAAACAACATTTTATCTAATCTAGCTCTTGCTTTTGATGTATCATTCGCATCTCGTAATAAATCTTCTACATACATTAAACCTTCATAAGCCTTTATAAGTTTTTTATCACCAACATGTCTCGCTAATTCAGCTCTTGCTCTTGTGTGATTATTCCTATCAGTTAAATCATAAATTTTATCAATATAGGCTCCACCAAGTTCTTTCTTTTCCGTTATAAGTTCTTTTAATTTAATCATTTTTTATCCCTCTTACGATACTTATCTCGTATCTTTGTCCAAACTTTATAAATGCCATTCATTTCATCAAGTGATTTATTGAGTTTATCTGCAATTTTATTCATATACTTGTTGTATTCTGTGATAGCATCTTTATAATTACTTTGGTCATTCCAATCATAAATATCTGATTCTCTTGGACCATAGTCTATAATAGAACCATGACCTTTAGCTAATTCTTTAAATACCTTTACCCAATGTCTTTCTGTTTGGTCTGGATCTTCAGGATGAACTATAAAGGGTTTTGATATCCTTTCATTCAATTGTTCTTTTTCTTCTTTTAGTAAATCTTTTAGTTTAATCATTTTGTCACCTTCTTAACTTTTTCAATTGAACGACCAGCGAAGTACGCAGCATATACAGTCATTAATAATGTCTGATATACTGGTACATATGCCGCACCTATAGTAAAAGCCTCTCCGGCAATTGTCAAATTACCATCAAACACACTTAATATTGTAAATACAAATGTAAGAAAAATTAATGTTAGTGGTCGAATGTTTTTACTCAACCAACTTCCATGTTTCATATCGGCTTCCCAACGAGCGGATACTTGAGCTTGAGCAGCCTGTTCGGCTTGAGCTAATATACTTGTAATTCTTTCTTTAGCAGCTGCCTTTTCTTCACCTGAAGTATGTAGGTTATCAATAATCCCACCTACATCCTTTAACGTATCACCACCTAATAAACTTCCAGCTGCACTTGTAATTGTACTTAATAATCCCATAATTATCCCATCACCGTTCTAACAAGAACAATTTTTCTTAATATCTTTCCAAAGTCTATTTGCATATTTTTTTGGATTTTTGATATCTTTATATTCTTTTTTAATTTTTCTTTCTATACATGCCCGAAACTTTTCTGGTCCTTGACCTTTTAAAATTGTCCGTTTAGCACACGCCAGTATCCACTTCTTGGGGAATGCCTTTCCTCGTATATCCAAACCTGCCTTAGTAATAGCTTCTAAGCATTTTGCACTATCTACAACTGCATCAACAACATCTTCTGCCACATCTACAATATCTTCACCGATATCTTCTGCTACATCTACAATATCTTCACCGATATCTTCAGCGGTATTCTTTATTGACTTTCCTGTTTTTTTAAACCAAGATCCTACTTTTCCAAATATACCCATAATCTACTCCTTCGATTTCTTAGAATGCCTAAACCAAAAATCTATTGTTTTACCAAAAGTCGCAATAAATGTACCTAAGATAATATTTAGTAAATCTCTATGTGTTTCATCTAATTCTAATGTTGGGTGGAATAATAAATACAATACCCAATATAATATAGCAAACATAGCAACCGTAATGGTGAATTGCATCCAATCAGGTAAACCATCTCCACCATGTGCTACATCTGGTCCTGTTGGTAATATTTTTTTAATTTTTTCTACTGGCATAACTTATCTCCTAACCATAATATTTCATAACTAATTGTTTCATTTTTGCTAATGGTATCGCTCTAAATTTTTTCTGTAGTGCTGGATTTTTATCATATGCTTTATCTATCGTAACTATTAAATTTGCCGTTTGTAAATCAATACCCTTTTCGTATGATTTATTTTTCAAAACTTTTTTAGCTAAATCTACACCACTAATTTCATTTACGGATTCATCTTGTAACTTTTTAACATATTTCTGCATCAAACGAACTGCATTTCCACCACGAATAGATTTTAATGTCTTTAATGCTTTCTTTTGTTCTTTTGGAGTTTTAGCTAAAATGAACTCTCTATATAATGGATCCTCTCCAAACTTCTTCAATAATTTTTTTCTAATTACTGATGCATTTGCTTCATTT